GGGCTCCCCCCGGACCCGCCCCCTCCCCCCGAGTCCGAGCTCCCCGCGCTCAACGACGGCCGATCGTTCTCCACGAGGACGGTCAACGCCATCCAGAACGGGCGCACGCCTAACATAGTGTCACGAATCGTACCGCCACCAATAGCGACGGCAAAGCCACATACATAACCTCCGAACCAATCGAAGTGTTTCTGTGCGGCATGGCGGATGCCCGATATGGCAAACGCAAACGTTCCGAGAAACTCCAGTATCACCTGAAGCGTACGGACAAGATGTGGATCAGTGTAGATCATATTTGAATAAAAAAGGAAGCCCCCCCCCCGGGTGGCCGCGGGGGGTCTTCTTGTTACTCCTCGTCGAGCTCGGCCTCAAGCTCAGTAACGCGCTTGTGGAGCCGGGTTAACTCGTCGGTGTACTGCTTGAGCAGAGAGTCCTTGGCCTTGATGATCTCCGCCCAGGTCTCAGTGTCCTGCTTGGATCGCTGAAGCTCGGACTCACGGATGCCCCGCTTCCTGTCGGCGAGGACCTTCATGATCTGGGGGATGGAGGCAGCAAGGGCTGTGGCGAGCGCAATGACAGATGTAATTGTGGCGCTCACCTCAGGCCTCCCGCTCGATCGCATCCTTCGCGTCCTGGACAGAACGGGCACGTTTCACAGCGGAGTGGAGGACGTTCCACCGCGCGACCAGGAAGAACCACAGAGCCCACAGAAGGAGCGCATGGGGTCGGGACCCAGGGCCGTTCAGGGCTATGATACCGCTGGCCGCCATGAAGCCCAGAAGCGGTGTCAGAGCCACGTACTCGAACTGCGACAGGCGTCGGAGGACGAAGATCATAGCGAACAGGGCCGTGACGAAAATCCCCAGGAACAGCAGCATATGGTAGTGCAGTGCGAGCTCGGGGATATCCATAAAGTGCCGGGGGCCGTGCAGCCGCGAGATGGCGTAGGCCGACAGGGAGCAGTACGACAGGGCGCGGGAGAACCGGTCGAGGTGACGCTGCCACGGCGGGGCGGAGACGTAAGCGCTCATTTGACCCACCCGTAGATGACGTAGTTCGTCGTGATGAGGTGACCGACGATGCCCCGGGGGACGATGATCCTGATCCTCTTGATCGTCCCGTCATTCTCGGAGAACTGGTGCCAGTTGTTGTTGTCGGCCGAGAAGGCACCCGGCCACTCCTCCGCGTTACCGTTGGTGATCAGGGTCACCGCAACGCCGGTGTAGGTGTTCTTCAATGGCAGGTAGGCGAAGGCGGAGTCCGTGGTCTGGTCGTTGCCATAGTAGGACCACTCAGTGATCCTCAGGACGGAGACGCCCATCTCCTGTCGGAACTTCGACTCCTCACCCTGCTTGCCCCACAGGATTCTGCCATAGCAGGGCGTAGCGGGGGTGAAGGTCTCGTTGCCGTTCACCATCCAGGAGGCGATTGAATCACCATTCATCTTCCAGCCGGCGCCATCCCACGTGATGAACTTGCCATTGTTCTTCAGGTAGAAGAGGAACGGGTTATCAGTGGTCGGCTTGAGACCCGTGCGCTCCAGCTCCATGCGCTTGGTCGTGGCGCCCTGGATGTTGGTCACGCAGTAGACCCCGTTGTACCGGAGGTTCTGGATAGCATTCGACACAGAGTTCATGCCGAGGTTGAGGAAGTTCTCCCAGGTGTTGACCGTGTCATCAGCGGAGTACTTGTAGACCCCGTTGCTGTCTATTGCTCCCATCTAGGCAACCTCTCTATAGATTCCTTCGAGAAGTCGTACTTGTTGACGGCGTCCTCTTCAGTGCATTCCATGTCCATCTTAGGCGACCACGGCATCTTTCGAGCCGCCTTGACCTGCCAGGAGAACCACTCACCCGGCTCGCCCTTGACCTTGAACTTGCCCTCTTCGACAGGGCCGAGAACCTTCACACCGTTCGAGGTGAACACTGAGGTCGGAGCGTCCTCACGGTGGAGCTTGTCGAAATACTCCGGGAGCTCGACGGTCATCTCTCCGCTCTCGGGAAGCGTGGCGTTGTCCCAATACTCGATCCCGTCATAGGGGGACTCGGTACAGGCATGGATCAGGACATGGCCCTCCTTCGTCGGATGGCGCAGGACGAAGTTCTTCCCACCCGAGTCACTGCTGATACGACCCGTGGCATGGAGCGTGCCCAGGACCTCAGTGGACTGGAAGACGTTCTTCTCCCCTCCGCCTTGCCAGGACCCATGGTGCTGTCGCATCGGGTAGCGGGACTCGATGAAGGAGTCCATGTACACCGAGTACCCAGCAGATGCGTGGATGTGTAGAGGCCCATCGCACAGGATGTCGGACCGGTGACCCTGAGTCGTCAGATGGAACATCCACTTCGGCGTTGAGCCGGTGTAGTTACCCGCGGCGTAGAAGTGGAAGGGGGACATCAACAAATTCGACAGGGGCGAGACCTTATTCTCCTGCCGGGTGGAAATGGCCAGGTCCTGCCCGGACTGTCGAATGTAGGACCATGTCGGGATCCCAGTACCGTCGGGGCCGCCCAGGTACAACTGGCCCGGGCTCAACTGAACGAAGTTCCGCGTTCCGTCAGTGAACTCCCGGCTGTACATCGACAGTACGGAGTCGTCGTCCCCGATAACCCCAAGAGCAAGAATGGGCTGCTCAGTCGTCGGGCTGAACGCGGAGAGACCAACAACCTCACGTTGGAACTCCTGGGACTCGTTCTTGAGCGGCACTGCTTTCGATCGACCGAAGCGCATGTCCTGCCGTGAGGTCTCCGGATCGAGGAGGAAGTCCCCACCGATGAACCGCCCGCCGATGAAGGTCTGACCGCGCAGAGTGTCAGCATCGAATAGTGAAGCCTTCAAGGTGCCTGTGGTGATCTTCGAGGCGTTGAGGGAGTCGATCACGGCGCTGTCGGCTTTGATAGAGCCGGCTGCGAGCTGAGCTGCTGTGATGGAGCGCGCTGCGATACGTTGACCATTGATGAACCCGGTAGTGATCTTCCCGGCGTCCAGGCTCTTGATGATCCCGGACTCAGCCGTGATGGAGCCCGCTTGCAACTTCTCAGCCGAGATCGAGTTCGCAGCGATATGGTCACCACGAATCGTGTTGGCCTCGATGAGATCACCCGTGATCTTGTTGGCGACAATGGACTTCGCCTGAATAATCCCCGCCCAGATGGTGTCAGCGACAACCTTCTGGATATTGGCGGTACCAGCCGTGAGCTTACCGACATCAAGGGAGGAGATCATACCGTCGGTCAGTCGTTGCTGAATCCACTCCAGACCGTTCCACCTGTACTCGACAAGGATGGAGCCCGTCGTCTTCTCACGGCCACGGGCAGTGTCTCCGGGGTTGTAACCGCGCAGGGGCGGGTAGCCCGAGCCGTCGTAGTAGAACACCCGACCTCCATCCTGTCGCACCATGGCGAGGATGTCGTTGCGGGTCTGATCGGCGTGCGCCGCGATGTTGTAGGCCTCAGGATCCTTGTCCCGATCGACCTCGACCCACTCCGCGCCGTTCATCCCGTGCACGACTTTCGAGCCGTGCGCGGTGGGGCTCCAACCCGGAAACAGGTCAGGGCCCGGGAACGTCTTGTCCCCGGGCCACGTTATGTACTCGTACGAACCCATAGGATCACTTGATCCTGATGATGTAGTTCAGAACGATGTACGGTGGCATATTGTTGTGCGGACGATTTCCACCAGTGTCGAAGGCCGTGAGCTTACCAAGCGAGCCCGCCGAAGAACCAGAGGCGATGTTCCACTGAGTGCCGCCGGACACGTTCGATCCCCAGATACCCATGTCACGCCAGTTCGCCACATTCGGGTTACCGATGTCGTGGCTGTGACGGGGCATCTCATCGACAGAGAGCACGTGCTGAGCCTCTCCGCCGAGATTGTTCAGGTTGACGAACTGCTGGTTCCCCTGGTCCCTGGCAACAACGACACGCCCTTTGAGGTCCGGGAGCTTGAAGAAGTTACCAGATGACCCGTAGATGTTCTGGATCACCGAGTACAACTGCGGGTACGCGGTGCGATCCATCTGACGCCCGTCGCAGAGCGCGAAGTTGTCCGGCGCTGTGACCCCAGCCCATGTGAGAATGGCGCCGACAGGGACGAGAGGGCCGGAGTCCATGCGCCCGACATAGAACGGCTTGATCCCGTCGAGCACCTTGTTGAGGTCGGTCGCGGCCTTGAGCTCGTCAAGTCGCTGCTCCAGAGCTTTGAGCGCTGTGGTGGTGGCGAAGAGGTTGTTGGCCTGCTGCCAGTGCTGGGCCTCAAGCTTGGTCACATCGTCCGCAGCCTTCTGCGCCTTGTCGATGGCGGCTTTGTTCTCAGTGACCCTGGCCACCGCAGTGTCGGCGTTCTTAGACGCAGCGACAAGACCGTCCTCAACCTTGTTCAGCTTGACAGCAGTGATCGGCGTGGCCTGTGCACCTTCGCCATCAACCCAGTTCGCGTTCCGATCGTAAGGCATCAGTCTTCCTTTCCGGCCTTCCTCATGCGGAACAGTTTACCGTCGGGCGACATCCATACAGAAGTATTAACGATGCCCTTCGAAGGTGGATAGGGAGAAGTGAGCACCTGCCCTTCGATGCGCTTGAACGTATCGGCGACGCCCTGGCTGGCCTGAGCGAGCCGCGCCTGAAGGTTGTCGTTGTTCGTCATCTCGACGCCCATGAGCCAGACGTTGTTCGCCAGTGACGACAGGCCGTCGATCCACGGAACCACAACGTTCTCCCGGTTGTTGGGGTCGTAGGCCGCAACGATGGTCGTCTTGAAGATGTGCGATTGCCCGTCTGGGGGAACCACGAAGATGTTCGGGCTCGGGTTGACGTTGCGCTTCCACGCATTGTCGGAGTAGAAGTCGAAGCCCACTTGGAACTGAGCGGTCTGCGTGGACTCGTTCCGCAGCGAGAACGCGAACGTGTACGTATCGTTCTTCGTAGCTCGCTTCACCTTCGGCGGAAGGATCAGAAGACGCCGAGCACCCCCGGTGGTATCGCCACCGGTCCAGTGATAGCGCCCCGGGTAGTCAGTCTCAATCCTCCAGTTCGATGGGACCGCAGCTGTGGTCCAGGCGACGGGGAACGTGGCGTCGAGGATGTCCGAAGTGCCTGAGCGAAGGCGCTCCAGCGCAGCACGGTCCTCATCCGACATGGAGGTCTTGGGCGTGACATCCACGAAGTCCTGACGGGACTGGTCGTAGGAGTACATCCTGTAACCATCGTCCGTGTCGAACCACAGGTCGCCCTGCTTACGCCCCTGGAGTGTGGGCTTCTCAGGCGTGTAGAAGATGGTGTTCTTACCATCAGCACTCTTCTGAGCGTTCTCCGCCGCGAGCTTGGCCGCGGTGGCCATGTCCTCGATGTCCTGGGCCTTCTTCAGAGCTTTGCTCGCCTCGGTCTGCGCTTGAGCGGCTTTCTGCGCGGACTCGACGATGTCAGGGTCCTTGATCTCAACCCACTTGTCTGTGGCCTTGTCGTAGCGGAACGGGCGGTTCTTCCCATCCGCCGTGTTGATCCACAGGTTACCCTCGACACGGTCGGCCCCAGCGGGCTCGTTGGGCGAGACAATTACTCGGCCATCGCTACCGGCCTTCTCCTTGATGTCCTTGATCTGCTTCTCAAGGTCAGCCTTGGTCTTGTCGTACTTCTTGTCTGCCTCATCAGCGCGCTTCTGAAGCTGAACGACGCCGTTGTGGGCCTCTTCCAGGTTGTCCGACAAGGACTTGGATAGGTTCTTCAGATCAACGGCGCCTTCGCCCAACGTGCCCGTGCCGTAGGTCTGACGAACCCACTTCCCGGCCATGTCGAGCTTGAAGTTCTCGGCCTTGTCGCCGACGCGCTTCATGGAGGCCTGCTCCCAGCGCCATATCTCGGTGACGTTGTTCTTGTCACCGACGTAGACGTACCAGACCGCGTTGGGGTGAAGTGGGTAGTCCGGCTTCTCCTTCTGCACTCCAGGCGTGCGGTTCACAGGCGGACGAGTGGACCAAGTCACGGCGTCCTGGGCGAGGCGCGATACGCGCTCGATCGCTTCCGTGTCGTCGAGCCGATCTCGCATCTTAGCCAGTTCGCCCGCCATGGGAGCCCAGCGGCTGGCTGCGTGGTTCGCAGAGACGATGGCATCCCCAGTGCGCTGCTCAAGCCGGTTGATCTTCTGCTCGATGGCGCAGGTCCAGGACTGCGTCTGCTTCGAAACGTTCGGTGCGGGGTACAGGTGACCCTCGTAGTCCCGGCTCATAGAATCCCCTTGTCACTGATCTGCTGAAGTGTCCGACCGCCCCCAGAGAGCATTCGGACCTTCGGATAGACGCGCTGAACGTCCCCCAATGTCGTATCTCTCGAAGCAGTCAACTGAGCATTATTATCTGACAGGGACGCATTCGATACGCGCCACCAGTGCCCGCCCTGCTTGTACCGAACACCAGCGAGACGACCGAAGACCTGACGCTCACCGTTAGCCTCGGTGTCACGGAGCGGGTTGGCGCCCTGCCACGTAGCATTCATCGAGTGTCCGCTGTACTGGTCAGCGGTCCACTGAGCGGCGTGGTAGGCCTGTGTGCGATTTGTGATGCACTGATTGTCGATCGTCTGCTCCTCATCTGTCCCGGGCGTACCGGTGTGGAAGGGGACCGTCTCAATATCGACGTAGGTGCCGTTCTCCCCGAGCAGGAACAAGCCGTTGTAATCGGTCTTCCCGTCGGACTCGCAGATGCGGAAAGGGCTGAGCTCCTCGAACAGCATTCCTGTGACGATGACATCGACAGAGCGCTTGTCCTTGTTGAGGCGCACCTCAAGACCCCCACCCATGTCCTGCCACTGAGCGGGGGTGATCGCCTTGTTGTCCTTCCCAACAACCATGTAAATGCCATTCGGCGTGTTCTGGTTGTCCACCAGCGGAGCCTTGTTGACGACCGGGATTGCCATGACTTGACGGGGCTGTCGCACGGACGACACCTCGCAGGGAAGCTGGAGCGTTGTCACCGTTTGCTCCCCTGCGTTCACCGTGATCACGGGTGTGTCGGTCTGCCCGAACGTCGTCTTGGCATCCGGGTAGAGCAGAGGGCGCGGGGGCCAGATCACATCGTGCCTGAACGCCATACGGTGGTAAACGTTCACGTCGATGTTCTTCACCCGCTGTGAAGAGTTCAACGTGAGGTTGTAGCCCGAGGCCACGTCGTTCACGTACATGATCCGGTTACGGAGAGGCTGGAACCGGAGCCTGCCGACCTCCCAGGACATGTCGATCTCGTTGGCACTGAGCCACTGCTTCATAGCCTGCCAAACGACAACCCGCTGAGCGGGCACGTCGTACTTCTCCTTCAGCAACGCTTGGTCGATCTCCAGCGTGTACTGCGCACGCTTGATCCCCACGGCGTTGAAGAACATCTCGATGACGGACTCGAACGGTTGCTGAGTCAGGCTGGGGATGGTGCCCGCCTGGACGAGTGCCGACAGGGGCGAGCCGCCGGTGAGAGTCCAACCAGACTCAGAACCCTCAATATCTGTGATCCTGAACTCAGTCGAGCCGTACTCGTTCGAGATCACAGTCATGCTCTGTCCGAGCATCGTCATCAGGTTCGGCTGGTAACCAATACCCTGCACCTGCAACTGAGGAACCCCAGTGTCCGAGGCGCCCCTATCGAGCGACGTGGCGTCCTCAGCGACAGACCAGGAGGAGACCGTGGAGTTGTCTACTCCTGTGAACCTCACAGCCACGGCCAGACCTCCTTCACCGAGAACTCAACCTTATGAAACCTCCTGTTGGACTCGACCTGGATCGAACCGGGATCAACCATCATCGATGTGAACCCCATAGGCGGCGCATAGGTCGTGATGTCCGGACCCGCGCTGAGCCGGTTCATCATCGTGGAGTTCCTCACGTGCAGGTCGCACACGAGAATCTGAGTGTCCGGAGTCCAGGCGTCCTGTTCGATGTGTAGCCATGGACCGGCCTTCACGGCGTCAGCGGGCACCGTCCACCCGCCGGACCACTGAGCCCAACCATCACCGAGCTCCTCGCGCTTCTGGAGCCCGACGTCAGTGAGCCCGGAAGTACCGTTGGTCTTGATGTACCGAACGCCCCCACGGAAGGCCTTCGAGCCCTTGAGCACTTTGGCCTTGACCTCGATGTCGATCTTGTCCCCACCCTGAAGAGCTGAGTAGTCCTGCTCGGGGATGTAGTGATCACGAACACTCAACAACCGGGCTCGTCCGACAGGGGCCCGTTCCGAGGTCTCCTCACCGATCAGCACACCGCCCGGGTTCATCTCCGGGTTGGTGAACAGAGACCACGGAGCGTGCGGATCGTTGTCCGTGTAGCCGGTGCCCGCGTCGAGTACCCCGCGTACCCAGTGCAGGAGCCCGGCACCATTGGCCTCAGCAGGCTTGATGCTGATGGTCGTGCGGGCCACGGCGTCCGTCATGTTGGGGGTGCTCTTCGTCACGTAGGGTGCGAGGGGAGAGCCGTCCTTGAAGACGAACTTGTCCGTGTCGTCCCCGACAGTCTGCACATAGAACGTGTAACCCGGCGGGATCAGCACGGTCTCCTCATATGAAGCGGGGGCCGTCGTAGGCTTGCCCGTCATCCGCAGGGCGTACTCAGGTCCGGTACCGGAGCGAGTATCCATTCGAGCGAGTTCTGTACCGTCCTTCGCGAATGCAACAGGCGACAGGGTATCCACCAACAGGAAGGGCTTCCCGAGGAATGGCGACAGGACATTGAGGTCCGGCCTGTTCAGGCAGTCCATATACCGAATGAGGTTCGAACCCGCTGTTGAGATCAGGTCCATGAGCGCCACGTAGTCCGCCGGGGCCATCACGTTCCAGGAGAGCTTGTACGCCTTCGCGGCGAATCGGGACGGGGTCATGCCGTTCGCCCCATTGACGAGCTGGGTGACCTGCCCCCATGGCGTCGCCTGAATAGCGGCGTCCTTGGCCGGGGCCGGAAGAACAAGATTCTTGTCTCCGACCCCAAGCACGCATCGGTTATCCAGGACTGCCATCAGTACGACCCCCTCTGTCCGTTAACCGCATTGTATCCGTTGACGGAGTTGGAGATCACGCGCCCATCGAGTGTGATCATGCTCGACATAGACCGGGCGAGCGCCGCGATGGTCCGCGAGGAAAGATCAACCCCGCCGCGCGGAATCCCGCCGCCGGAGTACGACACGGACGGGGCGTAGCGCCTGGCGTTGATCGCATCGAACATCCCGGAGCCGTAGGTCTCCACGGCGCTGCGGTTGATGACATACTCACCACTGCGGATCGCGAACAGGGACCCTGTCGGGTTCATCGCGAGAAGGTTGTCCGTGTGGTAGTTCCCACCCGGATTGCCTGGGATCATTCCACCAGCAGGACCGCCCCCAGCGAACCCGGAGATCGGGGCACCCAAAGCGATTCCGACACGGGACCGAATCGGACCACCGTTGGCATAAGCCGGAATCTGACCACCATTGTGGAACCAGGACTTGACCGTGTTCCAGGCCGAGCCGACCTGCTGCGCGACGAACTGAACTGTGCGCGTGGCGGCCAGCTGGGTGAAGGACTGCATGACGCCCCAGTAGGAGCCCTCGTCCTTCTTCGCTTCGAAGTAGGCCTTCCGGTTCTCAGCAGCCTTATCCAGTGCCGTCTGAACAGATTGCTTCTTACTCTCGTTCGTCTTGGGCTCGTACTCCGCGTCACGATCCTCAGCAGTCTCGTCGAGCTCCTTATTTGTGTTGTTGTTATCGCCCTCATTGACGTCCGGTTTGTACTCGGCCTCCCGAGGCTCGCCCGTCTCGTCAAGCTCCTCCTTGGTCCCCTGGTTATCACCCTCATTGACTTCGGGCTTGTACTCAACATCCTGGTCCGCACCCGCGGCGTTCAGCTGCTCCAACGCGGCGTTGTACGTCTCGTCATCGACGTCGGAGTTGTAGTTCGCCGTACGCTCCTGGGACAGAGCGTCGAGGTCCTCCTGAGTGAGGCCGAACATCTCCGAGTTGATCTCGGGGAGGTACTGCTTGTTCTCCGGTTTAGCAAGCTCTTCGAGGTAGTTCTTGGTCTCGTCGAACTCCTCGTTGGCTGCTGTCGGAATGTACCGCTTGTACATGTCGAAGGCGATCTCCTTCGCCTCCGCATTGAAACGAGCCTTACCGGTCTCGTCCATCTCTGGGATGTACTGGACAGGGCGCCCTTCAGCATTTGCCTTGTCGCCGTTGGCCAGAGCATCGAGCTCCTCTAGCACGAAGCTCTTGGCGTCCCTGACGACATCGGGCTTGTACTCCGCTTCACGGGGTTCGGCCATGTCATCCAGAGCACCGCCGGTCTCCGCAGCAGAAGGCTCATCGAGCTCGGTCGGAATCTCCGCCGGGCCGTAGTCGCCGTTGGCAACATCCTCGATAGCCTGCTGGGTCGCAGCAGCGGTGCCGTTGTCGGTGACGCTCTCCTCGACAGAGCGGGGAACGTTCTGGATCGTGGTCGCCAAGCTGTCGAACCCGCCGGCCAGCTCGGTGACCTCACCACGGTTGAAGCCCATCTGAACTGCCTGGTTGATGAACTCCTCCTTGAGCTGGCGCGCGTAGGCGGCAACCTGCTCGTTCGAGGCGCCCGTGGCGGCGTAGGCCTCGATCATCTCCATCATGGTGGACTGCAACTGCTTCAGCGCAGCCCTGTTCTCGATGGCGGCCTGCGTGTAGCCCTGAAGGGCGAACATACCCTTCTGGGCCTCTGCGATCTCCTTCTCCTTGTCGGCGATCTGAGACTTGGTGTCATTGATGTTCTTATTGGCCTTGTCAATGTCAGTCTGGGTGGACTGAATACGCTCTTTGTCACCGTACTTCTTCGCGATCTCGTTGAAGTACTTGGCGTCGCGGAGTTCCTGCTGCTGCTCCGACAGGGTGGCGTTGAGGTCCTCGATCGACTTCTTGGCGTCCGCAATGGTCTTGCGAGCGTCCTCGATCTTCTTCCTCATCGTGTTGAGCTGAGAGTGGTAGTTATCCTTCGCGGAGCGGGACTTCCACCACTTTTCCATGCTCTCCTTCATCGCGGTGGAGAGGCGCGACAGGAAGTCCTTGAAGAGCTCAGCAGGCGACTTCTCCTTCTGCTTCGACTTGGAGGAGCCGCCGGAGGGCGAGGAGGACCGAGGCGTATGAGACCTGGGCGTGTGAGACCGAGGTGAGGAGGACCTGCGCGGTGTGTGCGAGCGGGGCGTGTGACCGCCGCCACCACCGCCTCCGCCACCACCACCGCCACGGGACTTGCGGGGTGTCGGCTGGTAACGGCCCATGGCGGACTGGAACGCGGCCTTCGCGTTGCCCGCGCCCTTGCCCTTCTTGGTGAGCTGCCCACCGATCTTGCCAGCGGCCGCACCGGTCTTGGCGCCCGCTAGCATCGCCTTGGCGAGCGACAGGCGCTGGATGATCTGCCCGACAACGGAGTCGGTCTCAACCTTCATGTTCTTCAGATCGATCTTGAGCCCGTTGTAGTTGACCCCGGGGCCGTTGATGTTCTTGGAGATGATCTGCCAGAGAATGCCCATGTCCTGGTCGGAGGCGCTCAGCATCTTCTGGAGATCAGAGAACGTCGTCGAGCCGTCAATGTTCGCGCCGGGGATCGTCTGGTTGAAGACGTTGTAGATGTCCGACATCCCCTGCTCACTGATGCCGAGCTGCTCCTGGACGCTCGACAGGGTGGCGGAGGGGTCGATCTCGATGCCAGGAACCGTCTGCCCTGTTGTATCAGCAACACCGTCCACGCCCTGCTGAGCGATCTGCTGGGCCTGGTCAACACCCTGCTGCGTCGGGGTGTTGTCCACCTGCGGGCCGGGCATCGTCTGACCGAGCATGGCTCCGACGTTATTCATGGCCTGCTGGACCTGCGAGGTGTCGATGCCCTGCTGGCCGATCTGATCGATAGCGGCCTGCACGTAGTCCTGAACGTACTTCTGGGCCTCAGCACCAGTCAGACCCAGGTTCTGGGCGACCTGCATGGCGTTCTCCGCCACGGCCTTCAGGTAGGTCTGAAGGTTCTGAAGGTTCTGCCTACCGCCCTCAGTCGTGGTGTTGATCACATTGCCATTGTCCTGGAGGCCCTGGTTGAACTTGTCCAGAGCGTCGAACATGGCGGCCTCGGCGTTCTCGAACCCGAAGGCCCTGTCGATCGCCGAATCCACAGCGGACTTCCACTTGTCCCAGGCCTCCGCGGCCTTGTCAGCTGCGCTGGAGTTGTCATCCGCAGCGCCGTTCATCCCCTGGAGCGCACCGTTGGCCTCATCCGCCGACAGGCCGAGACCTTGGAGAATCTGCTTCTGAGCGTCCTGAGAGCCCATGGCCTGCGAGACGGCGGCACCGACACCATCGTTGGCGTCCTGAAGACCCTTCAACGCGTTGATCTGGTTGTTAATCGCGTTCGTCTGGTCGTCGGTCGCCTTGGTGTGAGCCTTACCACCCGCCTGCATATTGGGATCTTTGAAGGTCTGCGACTGGGCGGCATCGAGGTCGGCCTTCTTCTGGTTCAGTTGGTCGATGAAGCCCTGGACATACGCGGACGCAGCACCCTGGCCCTCTGTCGCTGCCTTCCTGGCGTACTCACCCCAGTCGAACCCGAGCTCCTTCAGCCCGTTGAGCTGGTCACCAGTGAGCTTCTTGAAGCCTTCGGACCCGGCGATCGCGTTGCGGATGAGCTCGGCGGTGTTCTTACCGATCTGGAGCGTGGTGTAGCCCATCTGCTGGGCGACCTCGCGTGTGGCCCGGACGATCTCACCCTGAGCGTTCACGAAGTAATAGGACTTCTCCGACGCGCTCTTGTACGCATCGCCCGCCCCATCGGCGGAGATCATCAGCTCACCGAGGCTGCGCTGCGAGCCATTAGCGATATCCTGCGTGTCGGCGAGGACAGCCTTCTGGACCTCCGCGGCACCGCCCATGGCCGACAGCATCTCCGCGCCGGCCTTTTGGGCCTTCTCAGAGGCGATCTCCTCAGCGTTGGCGATCTGGTTGTAGCCCTCAGCGATCGCGGGGAGGGCCGACAGGGCGAGGGACGCCCAACCAGCCGGACCGAGCGAGGCAAAGAAGCCCTTCACGGCGGTCCCAGCGGCCGCCATAGCCCCAGAGACAGCCGAAATGCCAGCACCCATGGTTCGGGTAGCCGCAGTGGATGCAGAGGCCGCAGAAGAGGCCATGCTGCGCGCTGCGCCCAGGCCTTCCTGAGCGGCGGTCTCCGCCTTGATGGCTGTCGTAGCCGCGTTGTGAGCCGCAGCCTCCGAGGCCGTAGCACCTGCCGACATGGCCGAGGTTCCGGCGGTGCTCCCAGTGAGGCGCTGCTGGGCGACTTCCGCCTGTGCAGCCTTCACTCGGGCGTACAGGGCGGGCTGCTCGGACAGGGCCGCGTTGGCCTGCTGGATGGCCTTGGCGATGTTGCTCCAGGACAACTGCCCCGAGAGGCCTGCCTCGACCATATTCTTGCGGACCTGCATCATCGAGGAGGCGACCGACAGGACGCCCGCTTGGAGGAGCTTGGCTCCAGTCTGGAGGGCGATGAAGATCGTCACACCTCCGGCGAAGGCCGCGATGACCCGGCCGACCGGGGTCTCACCCAGGCTCGACAGGGCGTTAGCGAGCGCCTGGACGCCGTCAAGGATCAGCTTCAGCGGGGCCAGGAAAGGCTCGCCGAAGGAGGCCATCATGTTCTCCAGCGCGTTCTTTGTCTGCGCGATGGTCTCCGTCATGGTGGCGTTCAACTTCTCCATGGACTGCTCCAGGAAGCCCGTATTCGACCCGGCTTCAGCGGAGTTGTCCATGGTCTCCTTGAGCAGGTCGAAGTTCACCGCGAGACGCTTCACTAGCTCGATGTCGCGGGTGGACTTCAGGCCGATGTCGGAGAGCATCTGAGTCATCTCCACACCGTTCCCGGCTTTGGAGATGGATTCGATGAGCTGGTTGAAGAACTTCGAGGGGTCGTTCTTCCAGAGCTCCAACGCCTCCTCATTGGAGATGTGCATCTGCTGGGCGAAGTCCGCCATACCTTCAGCACCCTGGGCGGCGGCCTTGTTGAAGTTCCCGAAGATGCGCTGGAGGGAACCACGGGCCCACTCGGCCTTCACACCGACGGAAGTCAGAGCCGTGGCGTAGGCGAGGGTGGCGTCCTGTCCGATGCCTGCCGACACGGTGGTTGTCGAGATGCTGTTCGCCATCGTGAGGATCTCGTCCTCAGTGGCGACCGCCTTCGCACCGAGCTCGGCGACCTGGGAGGCCATCTGCTCGTAGGCCTTATCACCACCATTCAGGGCCATCCCAGCCTGGCTGAACGTGTTGATTAGGCGTCCGAAGTCTTCGGAAGCCTTCTCGGTCGTGGTGCCGGTCACCATGGAGAACTCTGCGACAGCACGGGTGAAGTCCCCGAGCTTCTCCGCGGGGATGTTCATCTGCGCACCGAGCGTACCGATCTGCGAGAGCTCGTTGAATGACTTGCTGATGTCTGTGGACATCTGCCGGTACTGATCGCGGAGGGCCTGGAGCGCACCACTGGTCTGGTCTAGCTGGGTCGTACGAGCGATGTCGGCAAAGGCGCGGTCCTGATCGGCAGCAGCCTTGACGACGGATGTGGCAAGGGCTGTCACTCCGGCAGCCAGCACCGTCAGGTTGTTGCGGACCTCCTGCGAGGCGAATCTCATGTTCTCCAGCGAGTGGATGTGCGCGGTGTTCGCCTGCACGGCCTCATGGGCGGCAGCGACAGAGGCTCGTAGGGCTGCGGCCCGGTCCTGCTCAGCCGCGGCCTCCAGCTTCGCAGCGGCCCGGCCGGTGTCCACAGCGGCCTGGTTGGTCTGGATCGCGGACTGGTTCGCAGCCTTGCGGTACTGCGCAGCATAGGCCTTGTCGGTGACGTCCGCGAGCTTCTGCTCCGCATCTATGACCCGCTGAAGAGCGGCGACACGCTCGGACGCCCCAGCAGTCGTGGCGGCGGTAGCCTTCTGCTCGGTGACGGCCTGCTCAAGGGCGGCCTCACGGGCCTGCTTGCGGACCTCGTTGAGCTGGCGCTGGGCTTCGATCTCAGTCTTGGAGCGCCCACCCAGGTTGCTGTCGATGCCGGAGTTCCTCGACATGCCGCTCATGTCGGTACCGAGCTGCTTGGCGACACGGGCCATGCGCTCGTAGAGGGCCACCTGCTCCTTGAGCGCGGAGACCTGCTTGCTGTCGGCGATGGTGGCGTTGTTAAGGGCCTGCGACATGCCCTCAATGGCACTCGTGGTGGCCTTGATAGTCGAGGAAACGTCTACTCGACCGAGGGCCTGCGACGCGGCGGTCAGATCCTTGGTGAGCTTGGCAGCCTGCTGGTAGACCTGGATGTTGGTGGACATCGCCTTCGCATCGGACGAAGACATGATGTTCTTGTCCATCCAGGAGCCACCACGACTCGCCTGTGTGAGCGACTTCATGGCGGCACCCATCGCACCGACCGCGTTGACGGCCTGAGCGGCAGAGGACTGGATTTTAGAGGAGCCCTGGATGAAACCGGAGGCGTCGAGTTCAACCTCGTACGAGAGCTTCGACTGGTCGGCCACTGTCGTCCCCTTAATAGAAAACCCGGATTGATACCACTAAGAATATCAATCCGGGTTTCATAGCCCCGCGTCAGGTCGGGACGGAGGCCATGGCCTCCCATGGAGTCGGCAGCGGCTCGAACTCGCCGGTCTCGTCGTAGGAGACTCCGACAGGAACGGCGATCTTAGTCACACCGGGCTGCTTCCGCTCCTTGCGGCGCTCCCTGTCCGCCTCGTCCTTCTCCAGAGTCTCGCACCCGTAGCAGATGGTGTCCTGGATGTCGAACTGAACCCTGTTGTCGGTGGTCCGTCCGTACCAGACCGGAGTCCCGCACTTGGGGCAGCAAGAGTCGGTGTAGTACTGCCAGGCCATCTCCAGACGGACGTCGAGCTCGTTCCTGAAGTCCTGAGGCAACGGCTCGCGCCTCCAGTCGTTGTCGATCTCATCCCAGACCGGGACGGACCTGCTGTACCTGCCGACAGAGGGGAGGTAGAGCGTGGGTGGAAGGTGCGAATGCCAGGCGGTCTTCAGAGCGATGACGAACTTCTGGTTACTCTTCCTCGTCAGTGATGGCCCAACGAAACGTGGGGTCGGCCATCACCTGCTCCAGAGCCGCAGTGGCAACCTGCGTCTTGTCGAAGCCTTCGATGAGCTTGACCCACTCTGCCTCGGGGAGGCGCTGACGCATCTTGGCGGCCTCGCGGGAGGTCAGCCCCTTCTTGGACTTGCCTCCGGACTTGATGCCGATGACGGAGTGCGACAGGTAGTGCTCGTAGGCGATCTGCTGCCGGGTCTCTCGGAGCTCGTTGGTCTCGTCGGCGGTGGCGTTCTTCTTGATCGGAACGGTCGCCACGATGTGGTTGCGGATGGCGGAAATCTCAGCGGAGGCCAGAGCGCGAAGAGTGAAGACGATGGCGGTCTTCTCCATCTTCTCCAGAATCTCAGCGAGCTCAGTCTCCGGAGCCTTCTCATTGAGCGCACGCACCGGTTTCTCAGTGGACTGGCGCTCCTCAAGAATCTGCTCCTGAAGCTCCATGGCCCGCTGGGCGAGGGTGGCGTCCGGGTAGACGGTGACCTCCCGCTGGGTCTGCTTCACGTTGTCGAGAAGACCGTCGAGGTCAAGGAGCTCGTCCTCGGTCTCAGCAGAAGTCAGTTTGTCATCAGACATCAATCATCCAATCTTTCGATTCGTCAATCGGTCCAGACGAGTATACCAAAAGCCCCCGCTCCTTGTGAGAGCAGGGGCTTTTGACTCAGAGCCCGACGATCAGACGAGGGGCTCGTTGATGACCATGGTGCCCTGGGGAAGGAAGGGAACGGTCATCTGGATGGGCTGCTTGCCCTCACCGACCTCGTCACGCGGGTTGTCAGGCATGACGAGGAACGCGGAAACGAGCTGACCGGCCTTGGCAGGCGTGGTGTTCTTGTAGCCAATTCGCTTCACCAGCCAGCCGGTGACGTTGGCGGAGACACCGCCCTTCTTGAACAGCTCGAACGCGACAGAGGCGGGGGAGTTCGGGTTGCCCTTGCCGGAGGCCTCATCGAGAGCCTCACGCAGGAAGGTGAGAGAAGCCTCGTAGGCGTCACGGGTCGGGGTGTTGGACGCCGCGGAGTCGCAGATGGTCGTGGTGTCGTCCGTCTCCGAGTCGGTCGGGTTCAGGGTGAAGCCCGAGACGACAGCGCAGGAAATGTCCTTGGCCTTCGCGGGGGTGGGGGTACCACCACCACCACCGGCCGGAGTGGAGTTGTAGAGCGCGGCCTTGACGACATCCGCGACCGTCGGGGCGTCAGCAATGGGAACCCACCAGATCGTGGTCCCCGGAGGCATCATCTTCTTAACGGCAGCCTGTGCCATGATCAGTCGTCCTTCCTATGACGAGGAACATAATTGCTGTGCGGGGCGCCATCGCCGAGATGAACAACCTCGCCGTTGACGATCCAACCAGTGCCCCCGCAGCATTCCCGGGGCGACACAGGGGTGTCGTCGGGGACACGAGTCAAGCGGCCATCGGTGTTAATCGCATTAGCGTAGTCCTCGGTGTACTCGAAAACCACACCTTCAACGGTCGCGTACTTTGGCATCACACACTCCTGTCCACCGTCACCTGGAAGGTGACGTAAGAAGTGTATCGAACCGGCCTTACGGTACTATCCGTGTTCCCGTACGAGTTGAGCGCCCCGGTCTCGAAGGCCTCGCTCGTACCTGGGATCTGGAAGCCCAGCAGCCGCCTGCGGACAGCGGCGAGCAAGTGGTTCCGGGCCTTGGGCGACACGGAGGAGATGAGCACGCCGAACTGGTGGATCACAGCGGCCTGTGTCACACCAACGATCGAGCCATACTTCCTCATGGCACCGGGCGTCACATCCCCAGGCATGTAGACGACGTAGTCCTTACCGTCATTGTCGCCATCGGGTCGGAGCGAGTCAAAGACCCGCACGCCCTTAAGAGTCTCCAACTCCTTCATGGCGGCCTCGTCGAACTTCTCAACGGTGGCGCCCTCGAAAGGCTCAAGCATCAGAATCCGGCCTCCTTCATCGCCTGGTCGGTGGCTGTACGTGCGGACTGGAGGGCAAGCATCCCGCGAAGCTTCGAGGTGCCCTCCTCCTGGTAACCGATGTACTTCTCGTCAGCGTCGGTGAATCCGACAGAGGCGGAGAACTTCCCGCCCGAGATGTTTCTCACATTCACGCGGTACCCGGTGCCGTCTCCGGCGGTCGAACGCATGTGCCCGGTCCACACACGGGCGTCTGTGGTGGGGTCGTGCTTGTAAGGCATCCCCGCACCCGAGGTGTCCACCGTCCTGATGACGACGTCGCCCCCGGCCTTCGCGGCAGCCTCGGTGGCACGGAACGCGTCGGCAATGACCCTCTCCTGGAACCGACTGAGCCCGCTCGTAACCTGATTGAAATCCTGTGACTTTCGTCTCAAAGAGGCTCGAACGAGGTCCATCAGTGCGTCCCGCCCTTGGAGTCGTCCACGTCGATGTCGCACAGCAGGGTGGGCTGCCAGTAGTCGGAGTCCGATGGGGCGTTGCGCACGACAAGGCGCAGGCCCACGTTCCGCGGGTCGGAGTTGTTCTCGATCACACGGACGATCTGCCCGTAGCCCGGAACGAACCGCAGCGACCTGTCGCCCCACTTCTCCTTGGGCACGAGAAGGTTCTTGTCGATGTGGTTCAGGTGCACGTAGTAAGCGTGGACTGCGGTGTCGTCGTAAGCCGACCGACGATCACGGGCGCGCCAGGCGATGTTCGGGTTGACCGCTGCGTAGCCCTTCCAGAGCACCGTCGGAGGAGTATCGACAGGGCCGTCCTCGGACCAGTCGTGATTGTTCGGTCCTGGGGGCGCGGACACTGTGATGAGACAGTTGCAGAACAGCCCGAGAGGCCAGTACGCGCCCGAGTCGAAGCGCGGGTCCTTGGCCTGGAAAACGCTCAGTGCCATGCCCAGTCCTCCCCCGGAGGAACGACACCGGGCAGGAAGTCGAAGCCCAGGTCACTGACCTCCGCTTCCTTAGCCTCGTCCCACAGCCTCTTGGCCTGCGCCCTGAGCTCGGCACCCAACGTAGCGCCATTGGTGGATTTGTTGTCTGTGCTGATGACCTTGAGGATCAGCGTCTCAGATGTGGCGATCGCCATGAGCGCCCGGGAGGCGGCCTTCTTGACGTTGCCGCCCTCGATGGCGAGGAAGCCGAAGAGCTCCATGTCGCTGAAGATGTAGGAGGGCGGCTTCCGCAGGTCCTTGGGGTCCTCCAACTTGACAATGTCAGGGATTAGCAGGCGCACCTGATTGACCGGCTGGCTGTAGTCCAGGGACGCCATGGTGTCTCCTTCTGTCAACGCTTTTACAGTAGTTTACAGCGGAACCCCGCCCCTTCGACAGGAGCGGGGTTCCGAGGGACCGCGATAGGGATGTCGCGTGGATCATGTGTCAGGAAGATCATACAACTCTTGGCGCGCCCTAAGTGCAACCCAGGCGGCGACTTCGAGTTCATCGAATGAGCCGAGACTGCTCAGCACAGACCCAACTTTAACCGTAGCCTCAAATTTCCCGATCCTTGTCTTTTTAACCCCGAGTCTCCCGGACGACTTGTTGTCTCTATTCGCACGAGACCGATTCTGGCAGTTCGCTTGAACCGTGCACGCCCGTAAGTGCTGTGGGTTTACGCAGCCTTTGTTGTGGCAGATGTGATCAATCACATAACCCTCGGGGATAGCCCCAACGTAGTGCTCGTACGCCCAGCGGTGCAACAACACGTTTTTCTTCTTATACGCAGTCCGCGCGTATCCTTCGCGGTCGTGTGCTCCCTGCCACTCCCAGCAGTTTCCAGTCTTATCCACCGAAGCCTCGAAACGCTCAACCACGGTGGTCTTAGCACCTCGGGGTGGCACATGCTCTGGATCACCCCACCTCTGCCATCGCTGGTAGTGCAACTTGCACCACCCTCTGGCCCTTGACTTCCTAGGACACCCACATACAGAACAATTCTTCATGACCTAAGACTACACCCCCTACCAAGTTCATGGTAGGGGGTGTATGCCAGTGGACTATGGGTGGTCACGCACCCTTGCCCGTACTAGCGACCAGGCCTTCAACGTTGAGGACCCCGGCACCAGTGGTGAGGCGAACACGAGCCTGAGCGTCGTCGTTGTCGAACGAGCCGGCGGTGTAAGGAACCTCGCCACCGCCCAGGTACAGGCCGCCAGCGTTCTTCACGCGCAGCTCGGGCTTGTCGTAGCCACGGAGCGCGGTGCGGACGATGGTGCGCTTGGCGGAGGTACGACCACCAGCGGGGGCCAGGACCCAGTTGGTACCGCCCTGCGAAGCACCGCCCAGGATGGCGACCAGGTCGGAGACGACAACCTTGACCTTGGCGGTCAGGCCGTTCTCCTCAATGAACTTCATCTGGTCGCCCGCCTTCTGCCCGGCGACGACGCGCTCGACAGTGCGGGTGTTGACGACCATGTTGGCCAGGTTCTCCAGAGCCGGGGGAACCAGGAGGACGTAGGACGGAACGGTGACGTACCGGCCATCGACCTTGGTCTCGGCGACCTGCTGCATGGCGGCCTTGATGGCGTCGTACGACAGGGGGGCATTCTTCGGAACGTTGTTGTTGATCAGAACGCCATCAGCGTTGCGAGCCTTGAGGACCGTTCCGAGCGAGTCGGAGATCACACCAGAGTTGAAGCCCGGGGTGCTCGGGTCGAGCGAGAACAGCGCGCCGTAGCAGGCGGCGTCAACGGTGCGGGCGGCCAGCTTGGCGGCGTCCGAGGGGAACCGCTCGATCAGGCCGTAGTCGTCGTTGATGAAGGCCTCCCAGGAGAACTGGAGGCGAGCACCGTGCTTGGCGGTGTCGATCCAGCGACCCGAGGCCTTGTAGCCGAAGGTCGGGTACGGAGTGAGCTCCGGGATCTTCGGCAGGGTACCGGCCGGGGCCACGAAACCGCCGTTGTCCCTCAGGAGGGTGGCGTCGATGTCGTGGTCGAGCGACAGGAGCTGAACCGGGCGGAAGTCGTTCAGCAGCTCCTCGCTGGCGAACTCCTTCCAGGTCTCCTCCTGGTCCTTGTAGGCGTCCTCGAAGGCGGGCTGCACGGCCTGGGTGAACCAGGGAGCGAGCATGTCCGAGGTGACGGCCTCACGGAAGGTGCCGCGGTCGCGCGAGGAGTCAGCCTCCAGGATCGCGTTCTTCAGCTGGCCCTGGGCCGCCCGGTCACCACCGATGGCGGACTCAAGAGTCTTGGCGAACTCAGTGTAAGACGTGAACATTTTGCCCCATCATTCCTTTCAGCGAGCGAGGATGACGGGAACCGTCTGGGCACCCGTACCAGTGATCTTGGAGTAGGCGTAACCGACGAGCCCGGCGGTACCGGTGGCCTTGTCGTTGGTGAGCTCCATCCTGCCGTTGGCAGCGGGCTTCGCGTAGATCAGGGCGCCCGGATCGACACCGGCCCCGGTCAGGGTCACCTGAAGCTTGAAGACGCCGCCAGAGATGCGGACCGAGGCGTAGCCCGGGCCGTTGTTGCCCCAGGTCGGCTTGGTCCGCGGGTTCCACATCGGGTCCTGGCCGAGCTTGGCCTGGTCCTGGGCAGACGGAGCGATCTCAGTCACGAGGACGCCGAGCAAGCCACCAACCTGGACGACATCGCCGATGTGACTCTTGCCGTACTTCGACAGGTCCACAGGAAGGGACAGGGTGTCGGAGTACTCGAAGACCTGAATGTCAGAAATCTTCTTGGCGCCGAAGGAGTTGATCTGTACCATTGTGATCTCCTTACCTCACTTGAAGTTCTTGATCTTGTAAGGCTCGGAGCTCGCCTCGCGAATCTCCCCAGCCGTGGATGCCCTGACCGAAGTCAGGTAGTGCTGCTCGGCCGAGATGGCCTCCTTCAGCTCAGTACCGGACTCGACAGCGTCGATGACCCGCTTCTGGGCGACGGAGGGCAGGCCCGAATCGAGCAGGCGGGTGGCGATGACAAAGGCCTCAGCAGCGGACTCCTTGCGGGCCTTGCGCTTCTTCTCGTCCTCGTCGTCATCGGGCTTCTTCTCACCCGAAGCGGCGGGCGGCTTGTCGTCGGTCTTCTCGCCGGGCGCCTCGGGCTTGCGCTCGGGGGTCGGCTCAGGGGCCTCAGGCTTGTCCGCGGGCTCCTCGGGCTTCCGCTCAGGGTCCTCGCCCGGAACCTCGCCGGTGGGGGCCTCAGGGGCGACCGGCTGCTCTCCCGGAAGATTGTCCTTGGCGAGAAGCTCAAGAAGCGGGGCGAGAGCCTCGGTCACCGCAGTGGCGATGGCCTGACGGATCGTCTCCTCGTTCATATGGTTCTCCTCATCGGAACTGACGCGCTGGGATTCCAGCACCTCCAGCAAAGCGCCACCTGCGCCCGCCTTCGTTACGAAGTCTACAGAAGTGACTCCATCGAATACCGGTACAATGCCGTCGGCGTCCAGACCGTTCTCCGACCAGGCATTGATCGACACACCGATGTCCTGCCACTTCTCGCGGATGATGTCGTTGAAAGACGGATACACCTCGCACTCGGCGTATAGTGCTCCATCGAGACCGACAACGGCGTCGGTCACCAACCGCCCCGCGAGGTCCTTCACGGATCGCTCGGGGCGGTTCACATCCTCGTCCTTCGACGGGTGATCCATGAACATCTGAGTCCCGGCGGGGAAGTGCCCGACAGAGGCGGCGAGGTTGGCCTCCGAGTAGGTGCCACTGGAGCCCTGCCCCGGGCAGATGATTCGGATGCGGTACCGGCCGGGCTTCTCCCCAGACAGCACGTCCGGAGTGGCCGCCTCCAGAAGAGCGGTCACCCCTCCGTGGAAAGCGGACCTGTACTCCGTGCGCATTTCAGGAACTCCTTTTCATTCAGGCGAGTGTCTCGCCACCGGCCTCGTCACGGTTAGCGTTCGTTCCGTCCGACATGGCGCCCACACCGGTGCGAGAGTTGCTCTTCTTGGCGACGCTGTCCTGCACGGCGTTTGGGTCGGCCAGGCTCTTCGCGGCGAGAATCTCCTCCGACACGGGCAGATCGTTGATCGGCCGGGCATTGATCGGCTGGAGCCTGTCGAGGAAGAGGCTGCGCGCCTCGGTCTTGTGGAGGATTCCGTTCTGGAGACCAAGGGTGACGACCTGGCCCCAACGCTGAATGAGCTCGTTCGACAGGGGCGCGAGCTCGACCTCGACCTTCCGGCCGAGAGCCAGGAAGATCTTCTGAATGAGGCTCTTGTGAATCTGCCTGCGGAACTCGAAAGCCTTGAAGGTGGGGTCCTCCAGGGCCGTCTCAGCACCCTGTCGTCCACCGGCCGAACCGTCCGTGAGGAGGACCGACAGGGGGACGTCGAGCGCACTGGCGACCATGGAGGCGAGCGGGGTACCGGCCCCGAAGTCGATGCCCGCTCCAGCCTTGGAGACAGCGGTGAACTCCTGGCCCGCTCCGAGCGAGGCGAGACCACCGATGCCCTGGGCGTTCGACATCTGCTGGATGACGGCCTGCTGCTGCTTGGCTGTGGCAGATGTGACTTTGAACGCAATTCTGGCGAGGGCCTTGGTCATGACGTGGCTGGCCTCAAGGAACTCCTTGTAAGCCTGAGCCCAATACACGGCGCCCATGAGTTCGGGCTTGCCCCACTGCTCGCCGATCTGCCGGTTGACCATCTCGTAGACGACCCGGTCATCGTGGACGGTCCTGTAGCCCTTCTCATCCTTGACAGGCGCCCAGTCTTTACCGTTGACGACGTGCCACTCGGGCTTGCGTCGCTCCTGCTCCTCGGTGGAGAGGGTGTCCGACACGGGCACGGGGTCGATCAGGAAGGCGAAGATGTCGGCCTCATCGGTGGCATCCAAGGCCCGGGCGATGCCCCGGATGCGCGACAGGGGCACAGGAGCCACCCGCTTGTCGGTCCGGCGGACGGTGTAGAGCACGATACCGTCGGTGCAGAAGGCCGCCTCATCCCGGGCGCGAGCCGTGCGGGATAGGACGGTGTCGTAGAGCGCCGCGGTCTCAGGCGTCTTGATCCCAGAAATGCGAGGAATCTCACTCCACATATAGGCGTTGCGGATACCAATGCCGCGCTTGACGAGCGGGTTATAGGCGGCTAGCCTCCGAGCCCTCAGCGAGTGCTCCTTGATGACCGTGAGAGATACCACATCGGAGGTGGCATCCTCATCGCCCCAGCGGGACCAGCCGATGTCCTCCCGGTTGAGGGACGCGACAGCCCCGCGAGTGACCGCGGCGTACGCCTTGGATGCCTCAGTCAGCCGGGCCTGGACGCGCTGGGTGGACCCGCCAATCTGAAATGTGCCAAATTTCACAGTTCAACTCCTCAGGCTGGGGCGAAGGTCCACTCCTCGTTACCCCACTCGTCTATAGGCGAGTACTCGGAATCCGTACTCTCCATTAGGGTATCAGCCTCGATGAGAGAGTCCGTCCCATCTGTTAGAAGGCTGCTCGGCATCGCCGCGTAACAGATCGAGTCCAGAACGTCAGGCGAAGGCTCACCCTTCCTCTTCAGCTCATCCTTCCCGCGGATCAGGAGCTTGGTCCCCCTGTACTCGTAGAGGATCGAGCGGAATTCATCGAAGAGCCCTTCGGTCTTCTCGCCAGCGGCCTCATCAGGTGGGACCGACAACTCGCCAACATTGATCGCCTGGGCGACAGAGTCATACATCGCAGCGCGGAAGTTGTACCACTTCAGGTTGTCCGGCGAGGCCGCGTTGCCGACGATCCAGTAGACCGGAATCTCCTCTGGCACGTGGTTGTCGATGACCGCCTGGACACCCCGCCCGACACCCACGGCGTCGATGCGGATGTCCACGTCGAGACCCTCCGCCCTCAGGCGCTTGGCGTGCTGCCCGATGAGCCTGGAGAGCCTGTTCCCGTCATAGCCCTTCACCCGCTCGACAACCTCGACATGGCCGTCCTGGCAGGTGGAGATCACGCTGAAGTCACCGGTGGTGGACAGACCGACGTCAACACCGATGTGGATCGGAGCGGCCGTGTTCCACTCGTCATCTGCCCACTCGTTCATAGACTGAAGCACTCGGCCGAGGTTGAATAGGCCGTCGTCACCGATGTCGGGGAACCTGGCAAGGACCTTCGACACGTACCGAGGATCGTCCTTGCCCCAGCGGCGCTCAGCATCCTCGACCCACTCCTTCTGGAGCAGGTTGTCCTTCGCCTTCTGGGGCACCTCCTCACCCGTGAAATTGGGTGTGTCAAAAGCTGAGATGGTGATGAGGTTCCACTTCCGCTCCGACGGGGGCAGCTTCTCCTCGTCACGCCAAATCTTCGCCATGTACGAGTTCGGGTCGTCCGGGTTCGCGATGGCGAGGATGCGGGCGTGCTTGTTCGTGGTGATGGTCTCGACAGAGGTGAAGATGTTCTCCGCCACACCACCGGCCTCATCGACAACGGCGAGGACGTAGGTGGAATGGAAGCCCTGGAAGGTGGACTCGTCGTAGTCCGCCGGTTTGCGCCCAAAAGCGGTGGCTGTCTTGAACCCGGGGAAAGTCCACTCAGCCTTACCGGTGATGCGCCCGGGCATGTTCGCCTTGCTCTGGAGATCCTCGACATAGGCCCACATGACGTTCTTCACCTGGTTCCACGACGGGGCCGTGGTGATCACACGGGTCTCTGTGGGGTCGTGGGGATGCACATCCAGCCACCAGCCGATGGCCCGGGAGGCAGTGTGCGAGTTGTGCGTAGGGATCAGAGCCCGACCGGTCAGATACATGTGTCTTGGATCAGCAACCTCGATGCAGATCGTTGTCGAGGCACCTGCGGGCTCAATGCTCTTGATCGTGCGCACCGTGTTCCGAGACGCCTGACTGGCCCCTCGATTGTTGTGGAACGCCTCTCGCTTCCGCTGCAACCGGAACGGCTCCCACCCAATTGGCGTGAAATTCATCCGGTAACGCGTGCTCGTCACCCGACCGTACAACTTCGCGTCGTGTGGATGAATATTGATGATCGTACCTAGACCACGGATTAGCTCCTGCACTCCGAAAGCTAGGCTTTTATCACAAAGGTCCAGGGACACCGAGCCGTTCCTCGTCGCATGCCCATCTGCGTCGAGGATGCCCTGCACCACCGCGAGGCGATATTCGACAGGGGCGCGGAGAACCATCTCAGGGATGTACTTGTCCCCTAGTACTCCGACCTCGCGAAGTTTCACCTGGAGTCCTGAAGGCGTTGACATCCGCCCGTTCTCGGAGGTTTCACGAATCGGGAGAAGCCTATGATCCGCTCGCAGAGCCTCGCGAGAGAGGTGCCCACAGTCGTCCGCGTGGAACGTGATCGCACCAGCGCCACGGGTCCCATTCCCCAGCCAGTAGCCGAGAAGATACCCATCAACTTCCGGAGCCTCCCCTGAGCCCGACAGGGGGCGGCAGGTGGGCACTCGGTGGTTCAACTGCCCGGTTGCCGATCGGAGAGTGGCGGCGATCTCCTGAGTCTCGAACCGACGTGTCGAACCCCAATGTTCTCGCCAATCGGAAACCTTCCGAGGTCTGTGCGACAGATGGATGGTGTTCCACTCGTGGGCTGCGTCGAACTGCTCGACGACACCGTCACTGAACTCCACCTTGTAGTGTGGGCGATCGTGCCACCTCATGACCGCGACTACCTGTGTGAGTTTCCCCTCAGGGGTGTAGACCTGGTCACCACGCTCGATCTCCCCGTAGGTTATCCACCCGCGGTCCGTGAGAATCTCCGCCTCGGGGGGTGCACCCTTCCCGCTTGCGTGACATGATGCGACCAGGGTTCTCTTGTTGTCCCTGAGAGACTGCATGACCTCACGCTGCTTGGACCACAGATGATCCCCGAGCCGGTCCCGGGCCCAGAGAACAGGGTCCTCCCGCATTGCCCGTTCATGAGAGCGCGTGCCGAACTGATCTGCGACAGCCCGGAAGTCTATCTTCTCCGCCATCGGTCCTCCTTCGAGACAAGTCTATAAAAACAGGATCGCCCATCTGGCGGAACCGAAAACACCAGATGGGCGAGAGCCGAAAGGCTAAGCGCTCCAGGGGCCGCCGAAGCGGGTCGCACCCCCTGCCTGCATGGATAATAGTAGCACACCCCAGAAGCCAGTTGACCCTTCAGAGTATGATGTTGCCCACACTCAGATGGTCATATCGGCCTTGGGCTCCTCCAAGATACTGGCCGAGTTGGAGGTCGCGTCGGCGAGCCACTCCTCACGGTGCGCTTCGAGCTGCTTCTGCCCCCGTTTTGTGAGAAGGGGAAACAAATACTGCTCCATGTTGTTCTGGACGGACTCGACAAAGGCGACGATGATCGGAATCTGCTGCTGCTGGATCAGCTTGATCTCCGCCTCGACCTTCGTCTTCTTGAGGCCTGCCAGATCGCTGACCGCCTCGATGGTCGCCAGGGCTGTCTTGACGTTGTCTGGGTTGGTCGCCAGGGGATTCTCGACGACAGAATCCCAGAGCGCATCCAGGAGCTTCTCAAGACGGGTGAGTTGCTTCATGAGCTGGGCGTGCTCGGAGAGCGACTCCTGACTGGAGTAGTAGTCCTCCTCGATGCGGAAGACCTCGGCCTCGGAGAGCTGGAACCTCTCTGCCACCTCGCTACGCGGTTTGCCCCTCAGCAAGGCCCGGATGACCAGGCTCTTCCTCTGAAGATCAATGGCCTTCTGCTCTTCTGCGGTTCTTTTCATTGAGAATTCCTATCACTCGCCACTGGGAACCGAAAACATAACAGGCCCAGAAGCCCAGCAGCTCCTCGACCGACTCGGCCCCCAGCCCTCTGCCGTAAGCGTACGACAGGGCGCTGAGGGCCGGAACCGAACGTCCCTTCATCAGTCGTCCAAATCCAGAAGCAGCTTCATCTGCTCAGACTCGTCGGAGACCTCCTTGAGGAACGCCGCGAAGATGGCTTCATCGCGCAACCCCTTCACCTCCGAACCGACGAAGTACCCGAGTCCACCTGACAGGACGCATGCCGCGAGAACTGAGAGAGTCCACAACATCACTGATCATCTCCGTACTCGTCAGCGATCATGACGAACGCCACGATCATGAGGAAACCTACAACGAAGATCACTCGTACCAGAGCTCCCACCTCTTGGCCTTCTTGTTCTGAACCTCAAAAGTCAACAGGGCTGGATCGGTGGCATCTCCGGTACGGTTCGTGAACCATGAGGAGCCGTTGTCCGCAGTCGGACAGCCGATGATGAACTTGTTGTCACCCACGAGCGACACACCGAAGTTGTGGAAATGACCGTGAACCAGGATCGAAGCCTCGTGAAGGCCACTGCGGTGCCCGAAGGCGAGGTCCCTGAACCAGGACGGAATCTTCGCCTGGGAGCCCGCCAAATGGCCGTGAGTGAAGCCCACAGCGGTCCCGTCAGCGGTCTCCACCGTAACCGCCTCCTCCCACTTCTGGGGCTTGGCGAAGTTCACGTGGCTGAACGGCTCCCGGCCCGACATGATCGCCTGGATGGTGTCCGCGATCAGGAGCCCGAAGTCGTCGTCTGGCGAGTTGGCTCGGTTGTCATTGCCCTTGCCGGTCCGCACGGCGCAGTGGTTTGAAGGGATCGACACGTACGTCATGCGGGTGCACAGCGGGGCCAGCATCGCGACCGCCTCGGCCATCAAACGCTGGGCGACACGAATCTGATCCGTGAGCGACAGGTCGTTGGTCTGCTGCTGCGAAGTGACGTTCCAGAAGCCCTCGCAGACGTCCCCGACATCCGCAACGATGATCTCCTCGTAGGAGCCTTCGGCCTGAATCCACTCGGTGATCCGCTTGAGAGTGGTCATGACCCGGTTCACGGTCTCCTGCGTCCCTCCGAGGCTGTCCGTTTTACCTACCTGGAAGTCCGACAGGCACACGACCAGAGTCTTGGGCTTGTCCTCCTGAACCTTGGGCGCCACTGCGAGGACGGCCCGGTCGAACACCTTCTCCAGTTCCTCGTAGGAAGCCTCACGGACGTCCTCGGCTACTGCGACAGCGGGATTGTAGGTAACGCGCTCGTAGGAGCCATCCTCAAGCCTGATGGTCCGCCTGCGCTGCGTGATGGCGTTGACCGGGATGTCGAAGAACTCGTCCCTGTCCTGCTCGACAGGGAGTCTGAGCGCCTTCTGGAGCGCTTGCTTGTGCCTCCTGATGGTGGTCTCGTGGACGTCGAACATCCGGCCCAGCGCAACGTTCGACATGCGCTCCCTGCGGGGCTTCTGCGCCTCCTCCAGGATGGCCCTGTCGATCTTCTCGTTCAGATCGTCCTCCAGGTTGCGCGCCATCAGTCGTCCTCCTCGCCAGAGGCCTGCTTGAAGAGGTTGGCGAACCGGCTGTAGTCCTTCGACAGGAAGAGCTCCTCATCGACCTCGGTACCCTTCAGCGTCGGCTTCGCGGGGGCTTTCTCCGTCGTGAGCTTGGCCTCCTGTTTCGGCTTCCTGCGCTTCCGCGGCCTGGGGACGGGCTCCCCATCCTCGTCGGGTTCGACATCCGCGGGACTCTGGATGATGCTGATGGCCGTTCGGAGCACGTCGTCGATGCTGAGCTCGAACCCCGGGGTGCTGACGATACGGATGAGGTCGATCAACGTGACCTTCCCGGAGCGGAAGTGGTTGTGGATCGTCTGCTGGGCCTTGAACCCGAAGACCTGCGGGTACTGGGCCTGGATGACCCCCTCGCGCCTGATGCGCTTCCTGAGGAGCTCCGCAGCGTACTTGGCCCGCTCGACAACGAGCTCGTCCTCCCTGTACCGCGCGCGCTCGGCCCGCTGATCCTTGCCTGCTACGAATGGCATGTCGGTTCCCTTTCTAAGTGTCCGATGGTTCCAACCGGATGTCGCAGATAGAACTGTACCACATACGGCCCGACAGAGGACGACAGGGCCGAAAGATTTCTGTGCTCTTGCACACACTTCAATCCGCTTACTAACCACTAGGTTGAATACAAGATGAGAATGTCAAGTTTTCTTGACATATAGAAAATTACCCTTGTTCATTTTCAGGGGTCAAAAACCAAAACTTGAAATTTTAGGACTCAAGTCCCGAAAATCTCCTTTTTGTAGCGTTCATTGTATTTAACTGACCGGTCGGTTGAAGAAGAACTCGACAGGAGCTTTTGGTTGGAACGACGGGGAGAAGTCAGGCCGAAGAAATAAATGTAGGTACGTACCTACATTACCCTCTAAACTCTCTTCGTAGTATATAATATAATAATGTATATAGTATATATTTAGTATATAATATTTAGAGAGACTAGTATAGTTTTTTACCCGAAATTCTATGTTGTGGGTATAGATTACTGTACGGAGTTCATACTTTTCTATGCGAAGTATATAAAAGCGGATTTTGGGTTTCATGCGCGCGCACGTACGCGCGTACGCGTAGGAGCGCGTGTGCGGCACGTCACGCTCCTAAACGTTGCCCCTGTCGGAGAGCCGTGCTAGGGTTGCACCTGTCGGTCAACCGGATGTCGCCATCACCCGACCGACAGCAAGCGTCAACATCGAACCGAGAGGAACCACCAAATGGCACGCAAGGTCCGCCCCGTCCACTGCTGGGGCGTCGTGAAGCGGGACTACATCGAGATCAAGGGTCTCGGTGACTGCCGGGTCATGTCAGAACCCCGGTACTCGTGCGAGAGCCTCGACATCATCCAGTTCTGGGTCATGACCCCCACCTACAAGCCCCTCCTCCTCGCCATGTCGGAGGAGTCCTACCTCAACGTCGTTGAGTTCATCGATGACAACGACGAGGAGTTCACTGAGGAGATCGAGCGCGTCATGATCTGCGAGCTTCGCAAGGGCGACAAGTTCTACTTCGGTCGCCACAAGGTCACGTTCCTCGGAAGGGCCGGGCTCAGCCGTTACCGGATCATGTCGGAGACTGGTCGGGAGTTCGACAGCATGCCGTTCAAGTACTGCACGATCGTCAAGCGGATCAAGAAGGTTCGCAAGCCCAAGCCCCTGTCGTTCACGGAGTTCGCCCTGTCGTCATACGAGAAGGCCCTCAGTAAGCTCGCCAAGGCCGTTATGGGGCTCCAGCTGGACCCCGCCCGTGTCGAGGTCCAGAGACCCGCCAAGAAGGCCGAGAACGCCTCTCCGGTCATCACCGCTGAGGACGTGCCCTCTCCCGCCCCTGTCGAGCCACTGGTCAGGAATTACGGCCCTAAGACCTTCGACTGCGCTTGCGAAGGTCGGTGCACGTGCGAGTGCCAGTGCGATCGGTCGTACTGCGTCGATAGCGCGGTGTCGAGGATAACTCTTGACGACATTCAGAGGGGTCACTACGACGACCGTGTGATGTTGTGCTCCGACGTCATCGCCGAGCTCGAAGAGGTTCGACAGCACGAGGGTGATCTGCCCGTGTCGATCGTGAACCCGGAGGACGGCTTCCGACGAGTCAACGTCAGTGGCTCGATGCTCGAAGACCTTTACGAGTGCGGTGAAACTTATTGGGGTTCCCGGACCTGGGACACGCAGCCCCGACCCGGGAACCCCGCTAAGAGTGAGCTCGTCGTCAGCCTCTGGTGATCAGCACTGTCGCTGGAGAACGCCCTTGACGCCGGCCACGATCGCGGAGCGCATGCCCTTCCGGGCCGCCTGGACGTACTGGGTCTGATCGTCGAGGATGTGGGCGACCACAGGCTTGTTAGAAGCCCGTAGGGGGTCCACAACATTCGCCGGGGCGTCCCACTGCATCGACAGGAAGTCCAACGGTCCTGTCGAGCTCTTGAAGGTCTCGTACCAGGGTGCTGTAGTGTCCGCCGTGTAAGCGTAACCCCAGGCCCCGCAGCCCTCGGCCTTCGCCTGCTCGAACAGCCAGTTCGAATCACCATAGTACTTAATAACGATCTGCGCAGGGGTCACGTTCCTGTCGGTGATGTACTTCAGCAGCCGCTTCCACTCACCAGCCCGGTACTTCGGGTCGATGACCAGACAGTGGGTCTGCCCGTACCTGTCGAGCAGCCAGTCCAGCCGAGCGGGGATCTTGTTCGCCGGCAGGGCGGCTTTGATCTCCTCCCAGGTCATGGTGTGCGGGTCAGTCGCAGGGCCGCCGAGCGACTCGAAGGTCCTGTTGTGCAGACCGAACCACACGCCGTCCTTCGACTCATTGCAAGAGAACTCCAGAGCGTCCACGCCGAACGACACGGACTGCGTGTATGCGTTCTCGGTGTGCTCCACCCACGACCGACTGCCGCCCCTATGGGCCACGAAGAACCCGTCCGTGTTCTCCCCGCCGTTCTGGGCGCCCCTGTCCCTGTCGATGAGCTCTTGCCAGGTCGCCAGACCCCTTGGCATCGCAGCCATCGACAGGGTGCCCTGCTCCTGGCCGTTGTCTCCGACCACTGTCAGCGCCGCGTACTGGTCCCTGTGCGTGTCGTCCTCACCAACGACGTACCAGTTCTCGTGCTTCTCCGCGGTGGGCGGCGTGGGGTCGAGCCCCTCCGCCGTGAACGCCCACGTCGCCACGCAGGTCTGAATCGAGGCGTCCGTGAAGGCATAGTCCTTGTCGGCCCAGCCCACCAGGATCGAGCTCGACGAGTTCGGCGCGGGCTGCACCGTCTTCTGCCCGTCATCGATCGTCTGGATGGCGCCCTCGAACGGCCTAGCATGATCCCCGGAGGTGTAGTGCTGGAGCGACACGACCAGGTGCGGCTTGTTCTGCTTGGCGACAGCCGTCTTGATCTGGTTGCTATTCCGCGTGTTGATCGTCACGCCATCCGAGCGGTTGAAGCTCTTGACGACAGAGCCGTCCAGCACCAGCACAGTGGCGAGCTGCCGTCCGGTGTATGAGGCCCGGGAGTCCCCGACAGCCAGGGGTTGCGCGAACTCCTCTACGTCATCGACCTTCTTGACCCACACGCCTAGGCTCCGGCTGGCGACACCGGCGGTCTGGTTGCCGAACCATCCGGAGTTCGCCTTGCTGATGAACTCCGGGATTCCCTGGCTTCCGAACTGACCGCCCTGGATTATGACTACCCAGTCATCGTGCGCGACGCCCTTTTCACCCGAGGAGAGCAAGGTCACCGGGTTGGGCTGCCTTGCTGTGCCGCCTGTGACCTCGACCTGCTTGACCCACTTGGGCAGAGCCATTAGTTGCTCCTTCGAACAATCACCGTTCCGGGTTTGGTGCCTGCCGGAAGGTTCTCAGTCGGCCCGAGCACCAGCACTGTCGCACCGCTACCACCGCCCTGGGGCTTGGCCTCCAGCGCGGCGATCTTGCTGGTGTGCTCTCCGACCGTGGTCTCAAGGGTCGTGACCTTGTCCTTCACCCCACTCATCACAGCTTTGGTGGAGGCGATCTCGGACGTGGCAGCGGTGAGCTTCGCCTCAAGACTGGTCTTGAGCTCGTTCAGTTTCTCCTCGGTGACCCCGCCGCCGGGCTGAGCCGGGGTGAGTAGCGGCTTCTCCACCGAGGTCATCAGCAGGTCCATGGCGTAGACGCCCTGAAGATCCTTGCATGTGTACTTCACGGTCCAGTTCGGCCAGACCTCGATCATCGAGCCGTCCGACAGCCAGTTGTCGCCGTCCTTCTTGACGACAAGGACGCTCGCTCGCTCCAGCTTCCCGTAGGTCTGCGGCAGCGTCGCGATGTGCGTGTTCGCCGCAGCGGGCTTCGGCAGCGCCCGCCACTCATCACCCTTCTTCCGGAAGAACATCGTGGCCCCGACAACCCGGTACTGGTACTGTCCCGCGCCGACCTGGCCCTGAGCGATGTCCACCCAGCCCGTGTCGCCTGCTTGCACGCCTCCGCCCTGGCCACCAGGGGCCGCGGGCTTGTCCTCAAGCGCCTTCACCCGGGTCTTCAGGTCGGCGACATCCGTCTTGTTGGCACTGATGACGCTCCAACGCCTCGCGTCGGCGTCCGTATTCTCCTTCAGGCCCTTCTCCAGCGCCTCCTTAGCCGCCGCCAGGTCGCCCTTGGAGGCGTACGCAGCGGCGGCGTCAGTGGCCTTCAGGAGCCCCTCCAGCGCCGCCTTGGGGGCGTAGGTCGCAGCAGCGTCCGCAGCCTTCAGAAGGCCGTCCAGAGCACTCTTGAGGGCGAATTTCGCGTTGACTTCCTGCTTGTACGCCTCGATCCGGGCCTCAATTCTGGCATTGGCGAGGTCTGGCACCTCGTTCCGCAACGTGTTGAGCGCCTGCGTCTGCTCGTCGTTGTCGATGAAACGCGCTTCTGCGCCGTCAACCGTGTAACTTGTGGCCTTCCCCACGAACTGCTTCGCCATAACTCAGCCCTCCGGCGTGCCCTGCGGCACACTCTTGTCCTTGTACGTCACTGTTCCGTCGCCGTTGTCGATCATCTCGACCTCGTTGCCGTCTCCGCCGCCCGGGGGCTGCGCCTTCAGCTCGTCGATTGCCCTCTTGTTGTCCGCGATCTCGGTCTTCAGCCCGTTGAGCGCCTGCGTGAGGTTCTCGACACGCGCCGTGAGCCCCGCTAGGTCCCCCGCGGGCGGTGTCGGACCGGGCAACGCTGGATCAGCGGCCCCCGCGCCCCCGGCAGCAGGCCTCTGACGGGCGAACGGGTTGGCCAGCATGCCATCGCCGTTCGTCAGGACGCTCGCGACATCCACCACAGTGCCCTGTCGCAGTGCCAGGTCGCCCTGGAGCAGGTAGTCCCCGCTCGCAACGACATCGATGTGCCACAACCACTGCCCCGCCGGCGTGACGCCAGCCCCCGGAGCGATCAGATCGACGTAGTTCTTGCCCGTGGCCGGATCGTAGAGCGCCCCGGACGGGTCCACCCCCACCTCGACCCTGCGCTCGATGTAGGCCGTGCCGTAGGAGACGACATAGGGCCCGTACGTGAAGACGACCGTGACGTCGCCGGCCGGGCGCATGTCGTCCGGTGTGAGAATCTGCCCCACAACCCTCGCATAGGGCGCCTGGGGCGGCTCAGTGCCTAGCATCGCAGACTCCTGAAGTCAAGATGGTATTACTCACTCGCAGTCTATCGCTCCGCCCCTGTCGATCGGGTTATACTGGAGCCGTCCAAGCAACCGAGAGGAACCAACATGCAATCCGTTCTTAAGACCGCCGACGAGCTGTGGGTCGGAGATCTCATCATCTACACGAACACGCTCCACGTCGTGAGTGAGCAGCGCCTCACCGTTGATGGTGAGCATGTTGCCAGCCTGCTCATCAAGCCCTACCTCAGCGACGGACCCCTCACCCGTGTTGAGGTTCTCCGCAACCCCGGCTACCTGTTCCGTTGCGTCACCGTCCCGATCTTCTCCATCGAGCCCTGTGACGACAAGATGCTAGACATCCTGGCCGTGTCGATCTACACCGCCGCGCACAAGGAGATCGTCGCCGACTACGTGGGCTCCTCGGTCCGCAGCAACGGTTCACTCCCGTTGGAGAACGGTGATATCGCTCACTACGGGGACGTAATCGCTCTCGTGGACAATGGCGACGTCTTTGAATACTGCATCGTCGATAAGTACGCGCTCGCGAAGCACGTTCGACTCCTCACTTTTGAGGATGAGGACTGATGTACTCCCACCAAGACAAGGATCGGTTCGCAACCACCATCGTCCTGATCTCCACCGTGCCCTTCGCCATCCTCACTGCCATCGCAATCATCGCAGCCGTCCAGGCGGCCCTTTAAGGAGACTGAATGCTTACCATCTACACCCAGCCGAACTGCCAGCAGTGCCGTATGACCAAGATGTACGCCGACAAGATGGGCGTCCCCTACGTCGAGCGAGCCCTCGCCGACTGCCCGGACATCCTCGCCAAAGCCGTCCAGGCCGGCTACACCTCCGCCCCTGTCGTGGTTGATAATCATGGCAACATCTGGGGTGGCTACGACCCGTCCAGGATCCGAGGCCGCTACTCCGCAAAGTGAAAACAGCAAGAAGAAGCCCCCGAAGTCCTCACCGACCTCGGGGGCTTCCTCTGACCCAACACACTCCCGAAAGGAAGGGCCCTAGTATATCACGCCTTCTCGGGACCGTCCCCGGCACCGTAGCGAGTGGGGTTGATCACAGTCGGGCGCTCAAGCTCGCCGTCCTGGGTCACCGCAGCCGCCTTCTCCTCAGGCGAAGGCACGAAGTACCGAGCGATGAGCAGGAACACGACACCGGCGACCTGGCTGATGGAGTCCAGGTACTGCGCCGCCGCATCAGCCTTGACGATCCCCAGCACCGTCAGCAGTGTCATGACCGCCGCGACAACACCATAGGCCGCCTTGCGGACCTCGGGCTTCTGAATCGTGGTAAGCATTCTCGCTCTCACTTCCCTTTCTTGATCGCCTCGACGAGCTCCTTGATGAGCCCGTTGGTCTCCTTCTGAACCGCGACCGCCTGGGTCAGCAGCAGCCTGTTCTGCTCCACACCCCAGATCACGTCCCCGGCCTGGCGCTCATTCGCCTTACCGTACCGCAGCTCCCCACGAACCGCGTTGATCGCGTTCACGATGTCGTCACCGTTGGCCATGATGATCCTCTCAACCTCGTCCATTGTTCCACCGCTGGGGCGCTCCGAGTACCACCAGCTGTTGACGTGCTGGAGCAGGCTCTCGCCATAACCCCAGTACTGATCACTCTCATTGCCGCAGTTGTACCGGCTGCCGGCCCTCCGGATACTGTCGGCGCTGTAGTCGCCCCCGAGGTAGTCCCTCAGGATCGACAGCCCCACGACGCTCGACTCGTGCGGGTCCCACCACGCCCTGTCGGGCTCATTGATGAAGTACCCGTTGTACGTCACCTGCGTCGGGCCCACACCATTGCTGGTCTCCCAGTCCATCACCGCAGGCAGGAAGTGGTTCAGGAAGTTCTCCCTCGTCACTTCGCCCCAACCGGAGCACGCCCCGCCCACATCGTGGCCGTACACGTTCTCGCAGTTGCTCTCCTGGTCGGCCAGGCCCAGAGCCACCGCCCAGTGCAGCCCCACGTCATCCGCGGCCCTCAGCACCGCGGCCTGAACGCTCTCGTTCCCGCTCGGGGCCGGTGCAGGAGCCGCAGCAGAGCCTCCGGAACCCCCCGTCAGGGGGCTCGGGTTGTCCCGGCGCCTCAGTGCGTGCGTCCAAGCGGCCGCCTGAGTGTACGGATGGTCGTTGTACGCAATAATGCGAACCTCGTCACCCGTCTGGTCACCCTCCCAGCCGTCGATGCTGCCGTCCTCGGCGATCCACGCCTCAGCCAGCAGTGCCCCGTCGCTGTCGGGTCCGGAACCACCATTGATGATCATCGCCACATGGCCACGACCACCGCTGGCGCCCTCTGACAGCACGATGTCACCCGCGTACCAGCCCCCGTCAGGGACATTACCTGTCCAGGAATCGCTGATATCCGCGAAATTCCGCTCCAGGGCGTACTCCCGGATGTTCCCCGTCCACGTGTCCCGGGGGAAGTACCCCGCCGTGAACGGCTCGCCCCACTCATGGTGCGCTGCGATGTTGTAGCACCCCGACACCAGCGCGGAGCAGTCCGCATTGGCTGGGGACCTGACCAGCCAGCCGTCCCAGTCGCTCCTGTCGTAGAACGTCCACCTGTCGGGCTGGCTGTACCCCACGTCCGCCATCGCGTAGTATCGCGCGCAAGCAGCCGCGTAGTGCGCCACGTTGCCCATACGACCTCCTCTCGTCGTCGTGACTCAAGCGTAACTTGACACCCCGCTCGTGTCGTCCTACGCTGGAGCTAACCGAACTGAAAGGAACTGACATGCCGTACTACCGCAAGAAGCCAATCCTCGTCGAGGCCCGCCAGTACACCGGGGACAACTTCCTGGAACTCAAGGACTGGAGCGACGACCACGTAGCACTCTCTGACTACAATGACGACGCTATCTGCGTCTACACGCTCGAAGGCCTCATGAGGTTCAACGAAGGCGACTACGTCATCAAAGGTGCCCGCGGGGAGTTCTACCCCTGCCGGAAGGACATCTTCGAAGAGACCTATGAGGAGGTGTGAGATCCAGGAATGAACTGCTACCCCGCCGACCTCCGCCCCGGCGACTTCGTATCGCTGTCGGGCTGCGACTACGAACTGATATCGATAGACCAGACCGGCGACTTCTACTCCTTGTACATCGAACACCTCGACACTCGCAGACGTGCACTGATCGTCATCCACTCGTCCGTACCGATCACCAGGACCAATTGAAAGGAATCCCGTCATGGTCACCATCGCAGACCTCAAACAGCACCTCGAACAGTTCGATGACGACGCGATGATCGTCTTCAGGGCCGACACGGAACGCGAGCTCTACGACGACTCCGCTCTCATCGACATGCGGGAGCGCCTCACCTACGACGCTCCTGATGAGGTCAACGTCTGGGGCACCCAGGAGGCCCTGTTCTGATGCAGATCAAATCCGTTCTTCCATGGCAGATCATGCCCGGCAACAAAATCCTTCACGAGATCGATGGAGTCGTTCAGGTTACTTTTATTCGGCCCGACGGCTTCGGGGGTACGTATATCGAATACCGCGACAGGTACGGGCTACCGGAGACCTTCAGGCGCGGCCCGTTCGAGCGGGTGCTGAAGGTCGTTGATCGAGGAGGTCTGTTTTGATGCGCACCGAGCTCGTATTCCCCAGTCAGGTCGAGCCGAACGACCGGCTTCTCATCGACGACCAGATCATCAGTGTCGTGGGTGCCTTCCCCATCGGCATGATCCAGACCCAGATCGACTACTTCGACGAGTCCGCACGGCCCGGCACCCTCGTAGTCGGACCTTTCGATGTTCTCACCCGGGAGGTGCACAGCAATGATTGACGACCAGTACGAGCGCTTGCTGAAGGACGTCCTCGACAACGGCGAGCCTCGCCAGGATCGCACCGGCGTCGGCACCCGCTCCGTCTTCGGTCGTCAGCTCCGCTACGACTTGTCCAGGGGCTTCCCCCGGATCACCACCAAGTACGTCCCCATGAAACCCGTCAAGGCCGAGCTCCTCTGGTTCCTCCGTGGCGAGCAGAACATCAACTGGCTCCGTCTGTTGGATGTGCACATCTGGGATGACTGGGCCGACGACAACGACTCAGTCGGACCCCTCTACGGTTTCCAATGGCGGTCCTGGATCGACAGGGACGGCATGGCCATCGATCAAATCCGAAGGCTTATTGCGGGCTTGAAGAGTGATCCGCACTCCCGTCGTCACCTCGTGTCGGCCTGGAACGTCGGAGAGCTCTCCGAGATGGCTCTGGCCCCCTGCCACGCCTTCTTCCAGTGCTACGTCTCCAACGACGGGCGCTTGTCGTTGCAGGTCTATCAAAGGAGTGCCGACCTGTTCCTGGGCGTGCCCTTCAATATCGCCTCCTACGCCCTGCTCACCCACATGCTCGCTCAGCAAACAGGGCTCTCGGTGGGCGACCTCATCTGGACCGGCGGGGATTGCCACATCTACGACAACCACGTCTCGGTGGTGAAGGAGCAGCTACGGCGTGCGCCGTACCCGTTCCCCCGGCTCAGGCTTCGGAAGCGGGACTCGATCGACGACTATCAAATGCCCGACATCGATGCCTCCGAGGGCTACCGGCACGGCGGTGTTCTTCGAGCGCCTGTCGCTGTTTGAAGAAGAGAAGAGGTGAAACGCAATGGCTATCAAGTTCCGCGTCCTGCTTCTGACCTGACCATCAGCACAGCACCCCCTGTTGTCATGCAGCGACAGGGGGTGCTCCGCGCGCGGGGCCGTTGCAGCGACCGCCGGGCTGTCGTCGAAGAGCCTTTAAGCATATCAAGTCCGCATTGTTACGAATATATTACGACAGGGCGAAGGGCTTGACCGGGGTGCTGGTTAGGCCTATACTTATTTATAGAAAGGAGGGTTGAGGAGCAAGAGCCAACAGAGTTCGTTGACAACTCCATAGCGTTGATTTCCGGCGGAAAAGCCTAGGGTGGCCCCTCCCTCGTGCGGTGTCGCGGGGTCGCACCCCCTCCCCCCGCCCCGCACTCGGTAGCAACCGATTTCCTTCGCCTCGAAATTCGGCTCCGTGTGGTGTGATTTCTATCTCGTTAACGCTGTTAAGATCGCAACCCTCGTGGCCCTGGCGACACGGGCGAGAGGGCTCGTACAGGCTTCTGCATCGTTCGTGCTCCTGTCGTGCTTCGACGTGCTGTGCACTGCTCAGGGGGCTGACGTGCTGTAAGGCCCGTAGACGGCCTCTAGGTGCGTCCCTAGTGTCTCGTACTGGCTAGGGGCTGAAAGGCTCTCAGATTGGCTTACAAGAGCTCTCAGGGGTATCTGGGACGGGACGGTAGCCGGGTGCGACAGGACGGGGGACCACGTACGTGGTAGCGGTGTGTCCTTACGGGGCCCGACACGGCCCGTGGGGTGGCATCGACAGGGCGAGGATCGAAGGGCTGTTCATCTCTTCTGTTTTTGTTCTCGTGTTCGAACGAGCGAGCGAACGATCGAGTGGCGACACGGGCAGGCTCGCACCCGAACCCCCTATATACCCTATATTCTCTTTTGTATAGATCGTACTCAAAATATATAAGAGTAGTATTAAATATTATACTACTATCATACTAATGTATGGTACACGTATGTATACCTAGATACGACAATTTATACTACTATCATTATATTCTGTATATAATATTTATATAATATAAATATATATATTATATAGTACGAAGAGAGGGAAACTGTACACCGTGTATAGTTTTGGGCTGATTTCGTACCTACATCGCCCATTTCCACCCCCCTGTCGAATCCCTCTTTCGAACACACGTTCGATACGTAATCGTTGCAATCCTGGGCCTGTCGTACTTGGTGGGTACCTTCCCCGGTGGGGGTAGGTACATCGCCCGTGTCGTCACCACCGTTTCCCTACCTACTAACTACTTAGTAACCGCTCTTTAGGACCTTAGTCCCAAGTCAGCCCTGAGCAGTGTCGTCACTAGGAAGTCAGTCTTCATAGGACCTTGGTCCCGATGGGCTAGTGCACAGAGGTCAGAGGTCTCTGTCGAAGGTTGTGTCATGACATCCAGTGAGTGTGAGCGGGGGCACAGTAAGGGGGCTTGACGGGGACGACATGATGTAGGAGAGTAGGACTCGAAGCCGGAAGGGAGGGGCCCTACCCGGTAGCGAGGAAGGAGACACCATGACCAGGGACGAGGCGCTGATAGAACTGAGGAGGCGCAGCGGCGGGGACCTGTCGGGGCCCGTGATCATGCGGGCGGTTGCGCTGCTCGTGCAGTGCGACGGGGAGAAGGAGGACGCGTGATGCACGCGCTGATTACGCGGGGCGGGATGGCCGTTGATCTGTCGGATGTTCGGGGCGTTGTCGAGGCGATGGAGCAGAACGAGGAGGATGAGTTGTACATGCTCCAGTGGACTGAGATGCTGTCGTGGCTGAGGATGGCCTCGACGGTGGTGTCGAGGCTCGGCGGGGACATGAGGAGGCTTCCGGACGAGACACCCGACGGGGAGGTTTGGACGGTGATGAGTATCACAGGGTGAGAGGTGGACATTGACGACAAGATGTAGTTAGAGTAGATACCGACAACAGCAAGAGGGCTTGTCGCAGAGCCCGACAGAGGAAGGAACCGAAGATGAACGAGAAGATCGCGGACAAGGTTGAGGAACTGAGCAGGGCGCTGGAGTGGACCGATGAGGCGAACGCGCTCGGGGAGGTCGAGTGCGACTACAGCGCGGACGACACGCGCGGTTGGCTGACGATGGGCCCGGTGCGTGTCGAGTGGATCCGTGACGCGTACGGCGACGGGCTGGAGGATTGGGTCGCAGTGAACGTGTCGGTTGATGGCATGCCGTTCGATACGGACGGGTACTCGGACCTCGATGACGCTGTGAAGGACGCGACCCGGACCACGGTGGAGTGGCAGCGTTGGTGCTCGGAGGACATTAAGGACGACGTGGTGGCATGGCTGGAGAGTCGGGACGAGTGCTTCGAGGGCGACACGAAGGAGGACGGCTCGTGGATGATCCTGTGGGGTGCGACGAGCGTGCGCGGTGAGTTCGTCGGTGACGGAGCGTTCCAGTGGTCGGTGAGCAACAGCGAGACAGCGGACTACCTCGATGGCGATGCCTCGGATGACGGCGATGCCGTGATCGATGCGATGGTTGAGTGCTCCCGCGATCCGATGGTTGAGGCGTGGGTTGCGGCAGTTGCAGTCGCAACCGCCGAGGACGACTGGAGCGTGCGCTCGTCCGAGGACCAGATGACCGTGTGGACACGATCCTCGATCACGTTCAACCTGAGCCGTAGGGCGTACTACGAGAGTGTCGGCTACGGGGAGGGCCGGATCGAACTGGAGCACCGGATTGGAGCCGGGGAGTGGACTTCGTATGACGAGATGCTGCCCGAGGATGAGGAGGACGTCCGTCGGATGGCCGGTGAGGCGTACGCGTGGGTGAGGAGCATCGATGATTGAGCCGGTCGAGGCTCAGGAACGTGCCGTCCGCGGTCTTGTGGCCGCGGGTGGTACGGGCCTTGTGAGCGCAGGAACGGGATGTGGCAAGACATTGATGTCGCTGTGGACTATCGACCGCCGTGCACGACAGGAGGGGATGAAGCCCCGCGATCTGTCGGTGCTCGTGGTAGCGCCACTGCGTACGGAGAGCGGATGGCGTCGTGCGGTGGGTCAGGTCTGGCCCAATGGCGATGTTGAGTTCAATGTGCTGAGCAAGCGCAAGAAGACTGAACGCGAGGCGCTTGAGCGGCTGTTGAATGGTGAGCGTCCCACGGGCGTGTCGTTCATCGGCTGGGAACTACTGGCGAGCGTGTCGAAGAGGAAGGGCTATGACGCACGAGCGGGAAAGGTGAAGAGCAAGGCGATGACGAAAGTGCTCGGTGGTGTCGAGTTCGATTGGGTCATCGGCGATGAGATTCACAGGGCCTGCAATTTCCGTACGGTGACGTCGCAAGTGCTCTGCAAGGTAAAAGCACGGCATCGTTTGGCGCTCAGTGCTACGCCGGCGGGTGGTCAGCCCGTGAACATCTACGGAGCACTGAAATATTTGTGGCCCAAAAAATACCCAGGCTTCACCAAGTTCGCGCAGGCGTTCTTCACAAGTGAGCCATGTTATTTTGGTGGGCCGTACTCGGTGACATACGGGGCTGAGAAGCGGCCGGGGCTGTTGTCGAAAGGACACAAGTCACGGGGCGAGTGGCAGGACATGCGGATTGAGGATGTTGCTGGGGCGCTGCCACCGGTGGACATTCGCCGTGTGGATTGCGCGATGACCGCCGAGCAGCGTAGGCAGTACAAACAGTTGCGCGATGAAGCGGTGGCGTGGATGGACGACCATCCCGCCGTTGTCGGACTACCGGTGACGCGCGACATGAGGCTCAGGCAGGCGACGCTAGGGCAGATGCGCGTGCGCCCCGTGCAAGGCGGGGACGACGAATGGTATTTCGACCCGGGCTCGCGAAGCGGCAAGATCACTGCTCTGTTGGACATTCTGCGCGACATCGGAGATGAGAAAGTCGTCGTCTACTCGCCATCGAAGAAATTTCAGGTCCCGCTGGTCGCTCAGTTGGAGAAAGCCGGTTACTCGTGCGCGCGAGTGGATGGCGGGCACAAGGACGAGTGGCAGAGCTTCCTCGACAAGGACGGGCCGCAAGTGCTGTGCGCGGTAATTCCTGCGGTTGCCGAAGGTGTTGACGGCCTTCAGCGGGTCTGTCGTCATGAGGTATGGGTCGGGCTTGATCCGTCGGTGGTGCGCTGCGTGCAGGCACAGGGCCGGCTGCACCGGACGGGTCAGACCGGAACCGTGGTGCGGTGGTTGCTCCAGTGCCCGGGGACTGTCGATACCGAGTCAGTCATTCCTAGGCTTGACCAGCGGTATGCGGATCTGAAGGTCTCTGGGCTCATCTGAGGCCCTTTCAAGACGCCCCTAGTACTAGGTACTAGGGGCGTCTTTCTGTGCCGTCTATGGCGCTTACAGCGCCGCAGGCACGCAGGCACGAAGAAGCCCCCGCCGGAAACCCGACGGGGGCTGTTGGTGAGGCGCTCAGCAGAGCGTGTCGATGACTTCATCGATGCGGAGCACTCCGAGATCCCTCTCTTCGGCGGCGGCCCGGCTCGGGCAACCGCGGCTGAGCGCACCCTCGATGGTCCGCTCGCGCAGGCCCACGAGGCGGCCGACGATGACGGCCCGGTCAGCGGGCTTGATGTGTCGGGCGCCCATCTCGATGTCGTACATGGCGTCGCTGCGGTCAAGGTAAACGTCGCTGTCGAGGCGGGCGATGATGGAGGAGATGGAAGCGTGCATGGCGGGTTCCCTTTCGGTTCGGGGGATTCGGTTGGACGCCTATAGAGGACCATGTGTGTCAAATTCGTTGGAATCATGCGGTTGTTGAGAGTTGAACAATCGACTTATAAGTGGTTTTCAGTGCTTTGTAGTGCTACACCGCGGGGAGAAATCTCAGTATGCGGACACGAGAGTTTGTTCGGAGCCTGAAATATGACTCAGTACCTAGGACTACGGTCCTTATTGAACTGTTCAATCGTGTGGTTGCCGTCACTTTTGACACAAAGCATGGTGCAGAATCTCAGTATGCGAACTGTACGGGGTGTGTAGTTATGGCCCGGTGAGGCCTTCAGCCAGCGATGCAGCGCCCGTGTCGGATCAAGGCCGACGATTGATAAGTGACCGGTGTCACGCATGCGGAGGTTGCACGACGACATGATGTGGGGCAGTATGGAGTCATCGCAGGAACCGAACAGGAAGGAGCACATGATGCTGACACTCGGAGAAGCGCAGGACATCTTCATCGACATGATGCCCGACCTTGAGATCGGGCAGACGACATGCACGCCAGCGACGGACGCGGAGCCCACCTACATCGAGTCCTGGCAGTGCTCCGGTCCGAATCTGTTCGTGATCTGGTATGACGGGCCGGGGCTTCCGGTCTGTGTCGAGATCGAGACGGACAATCCCTTGCGCGACGTGATTTACCGCGATATCGTGGACGCCGAAGACGTCGAGTCGGTCGTCGCTCGGCTCACTCAGAACTGAAACTTGAAAGGAACCGAACAATGTCACTCTCCCACAAGATCTTGGCTTTCATCATCGTTCCCGCCCTGGTCGGTGCGATCATCGGCATCGCGCTGGGGACGGTTCACCACTCACAGACTGGAGCGACTGAGGTGCAGGACATCGCGCACTGCCTGTCGGATGACGGAGCGCTCCCCGATGGTGAGGACGTGTGCGTCTGGGACCCCGCTGTTGACGGTGACGGCGACGGTGAGGCTTTCGTGATGACTCGTGTGCAGTACGAGGCCGACCAGGACGCCCGTGAGCACCAATCCTTCGAGGCTCATGTCGTTGGACAGGATGACGAGAAAATCCGACAGCACGATGCGGAGATGCAGTGAGGCGAGCACTATCCGAGTCAGTAGCCGAGGAGGACGAGCGCATAGCCCGACTAGTGAGAGGAGAGATCAAACGACACGGCGGCGCGGCTGAGGTCTCGCGCGTTGTCGGGTGGAGGAAAGGAACCCTTCAGGCACGGCTTGATCGCGGTGCAGTCTGGACACTAGGAGAACTGAAAGCGCTGGCCGATCACGAAGTACTATCCGTACCGACAATGCGGGCAATAGGAATGACGAGAGGTAGTTATAGAACTGAGATACCTGAAGCACTCACGATTCAACACACAATCTGACCCACCCAACCACGCCCCGGTCGTTCGGCCGGGGCAGAAAGGTACCTGCATGAGCATGCTCTCTTCCACTACTATCACGCGTCTCCTTGACAGCGGAGTGCTCACCATTACACCGCTGTCGGCCGGCGCGATTCAGCCAGCGAGCGTGGAGATGCACCTTCATCGCGATGTCGTTCGCGACGTCGGACTGCTCACCGAGCACCGCGATGACAAGATCACGGACAGCATTCTCCTCAAGCCCGGGGAGTTCGCACTGGCACGGACGAAGGAGACCGTGGGCATTCCCGCGCATCTCGTTGCCCGTGTCGAGGGGAAATCGTCATGGGCGCGGCGTGGGCTTTTGGTGCACATCACAGCCGGCTTCATCGATCCTGGTTTCTACGGCACGATCACGTTGGAACTCTGCAATCTCGCAGCAAAACCATTGGAGTTGCCAGTGGGTTGTGCTATTGCTCAGTTGTCGATTCTGGAACTCGACACACCGCCGCTGGTTCCTTATGGCGATGCGTCTCTGGGTTCTCATTACCAGCATCAAATCGCTACCACAACGGCTCCGAACATTGCAGAAAGGTAACATTTTTATGTCTTGGGGGAAGAGAAGCCGGGACGAAATCCTGGAAAACCTGAAGCATTTCGGGAATGCGAATGAGAAAAAATTGGGGCTGTATGGGGACGAATATATCCGTCTTGATGGCTCCGAGATTCCCGAGTCCGTGCATTACTTGCAGGTGAAGGGTTTCGGGAACGCGAGGCTTGAAATTTTGGGCTGGGGAGGTGAGTTGGAACTCTTCGGCGAGCTTGAAGCTCGAATCGTTAACGTGGATAAGGTGGAGATCAATACTGCGCGGGGTGCTATAAGTACGTGCGAGGACTGCAAACGAGTACGTGTTTGGGGTCGTTCAACAACGCACCTCATTGGATGCAAGGGTGTTGAGCTCTATGAGTTCTCATCCGCCGAGATGTGGTATTGCTCTGGGGTCGAGGCCTATGATTCCGCCAGTTTCCAGGCCTGCAAGGGCTCACGTGTGATGCTTTTCGATCGTGCAGACGGGGAGTTCTACGGTAATTCGTCCGGTGTTCTGCTCGACACTTCACGAGCTATTGCGTACAAGGATTCGCGAGTTAACGCCGTCTCTGATATGTCAGTTGTTCAGCACGAGTCGGGCGCTATTGTTCATGGTGACGGGAAGATTCAGTGCTTCGGGAGCAACGAGGATAAAGGGAGTCTTTTCACTGCGACTCGGGGGTTTCTGAATCGCCTGGCCCTCCCGCTGAATTCTTTCGAGACCGAGTACCTCGTCTACAAGACGACAGATGTGGACGGCCTTACGGGACAACTCTATGGTGAGCCCACTAAGTGGGAGGTCGGCAAGACCGTGTCGATCCCTGAGGAGAAGCGTACGACACTGAACCACGGTCTGTTCTTCACTCCGACATTGGCGCATGCGATCTCGCGGGGGCAGGAGTACGAACAGCCGTTCCGCGTGTTCCGAGTGAGGATCAGGATCGAGAACGTTAAGCTCACGAACATCTTCGGACCCATGAAACGCACGGAGATCGAGGCCTGGGAGGGGGAGGTGATCGACGAGGTGAAGAACCCCATCGAAGTGCTCTTCGACACGGTGTGATTCTCACAACTGTGGTAGCCAGAACCGCTCGGTCCTTTGAGGCTGGGCGGTTCTGCTTCACCTGAAAAACCCAGCCGAGTTGGGAGCCCACGGCCCGCGAAAAACTTCGGCTTCGCAGGGTGATTTCCCCCCTTGACTTGGGAGCCGAAACCTCGTAGGGTGGGAGCACCTACAGGAAGGATTTCCTATGAAACGATACGACGTCTGGTTCGACAAGATCAACGAAGTCGCCTGGTCCTTCAAGTCGCTGCCGAACGCACTCGATGCAGCGATCAGGGGCCCCTACCTGGTCACCGAGCGTGTCCATATCGGGGACCCGAGACTCGAGTTCGTCGAGGATCTGGCTGAGACGATTTCCGATGACCCTGTGATGAGCCAGCTCATCAAGGAGGCGCAGATCGCGATCGAGGAGGCTGAGGCTCTTGACTTCTACCGTAGCCATTGATCGTGCTCGTCGTCTTCTGACCGCACGATCCGAGCGGGACAAGCAGCGCCGCGTCGGGCCTTCAGGTCTAGGCAAGTGCTGTGATCTTTGTCTCGGCGAGGACTTAATGGGCATCAAGCGCCCGGGCGAGAACGAGAAGACGCCCATCGCCCCGCTGCTCGGGACGGCGTTCCACCTGCTGTGCGAGAAGCGCAGTCGCGACATGGAGCGGGAGGCCGAGGTCCTCGTGGAGCAGCCGGTCCATGTCGGTGATGTCGGTGGTTACGGTCCGATCAAGGGCACCCTCGACAGGTTCGACATCGGAGCCGGAGAGGTGATGGACTGGAAACTCGTATCCTTGAAGAAGATGCAAGTCTTCGTGCGGCTGCATCGCAAAGCCATGCGGGACGGCTTCGATGCGATCACAGCCGACTACGGCGCAGCACAGTTCCTCCAGTACTACATCCAGCTCTGCCTGTACGGAAAAGGAATGGAGGACCAGGACTATGACGTGAACAACGTCACGCTCCTGCTCCTGCCTCGGGACGCCACCGTCCATGTCGTCGAGAGCGAGCTCACCGCTCTGTCGATGCCTTACGACTGGGACCTTGCTGTCTACACACTCGGGCGGGCGGGGCTCATCTACAAGAAGGCGCGTGAGAGTGACGATCTGATCACAAGTCTTGACAGTGCGCCGGAGTGCTTCTACTGTAGTAAGTACAGACCGATCCACTACATGAAAGGCTGAGATGCGTCACGCACGACAGAACCGCCGACGTCCCGACAAGGACGACTGGCTCCTCATGATCGGCGAAGGCATCGTCATCGGGAGCGTCATCTTCGCCGGGGTAGTCACCCTGGTCATCGGAACCGTTATCTTCGGAGGCTGACTGATGTCAACATTCAACGATTTGTTCAAGAAGTCGGGACTGAGGGAGGTGCAGCCCGAGGACCTCTCCACGTTCTCGCTTCTCCTGTTCGGCCTGGCTGGGACCGGGAAGTCCAGCCTCGCTGCTACGGCCTCGAAGTGCGAGGACCTGGCGCCCGTGCTGTACATCGACTTCGAGAACGGCACCATGCCGCTGGGCCAGTGGGGCGACCTCGACAAGACGACCATCGTCCACTGTGACTCCTGGAACGATTGTGTCAAGCTCTTCGAGAACGTGATCAAGCCCTCGATCGACAAGGGCGAGTTCCCGTTCAAGACTGTGGTGATCGATACGCTCGATCAGCTTCAGGAGCTCGTGGTCAACCACTTCCAGACCATCAACCCGAAGGACACCTTCGCCGCATGGGCCGCTGCCTACGAGGCTCCGCGCTCCATCATCAAGGCCCTGTCGGACGCCAAGGGAGTGTCGCTCATCGCCATCACGCACGCGGAGCGGGAGACCAACGAGGTCACCGGCGCCACGCTCGTGAGCCCCTCGTTCGAGGGTAAGAAGTCCATCCGCAAGCTCCCCTCCATGTTCGACTTCGTCGGATACATGTCCTGGGTTGACACGCAGGACGAGAAGGGGGAGGATGTGCTCGTGCCCGCGCTGTTCACCCAGGAGAAGTCAACCCTGACCAAGCAGCGCATCACTGGGTTCCCCGAGGCCATCGGGAATCCAACCATGTCGAAGTTCTACGGCTTCATCAAGCAGGCCCTGAACAAGACCAACTGACCGAACAGCAACCCAACAACAGAAAGAGAACCAGCATGCTGTCTATCAACCTCTCCGACATGGACGTCGCCCGTGAGGGTGGTGCCTTCGAGCTCATCAAGCCTGGCAAGCACCACGCCTACGTCTCCAGTGTCGAGGTCACCGAGTCCAAGTCCAGCGGGAAGCCGATGCTCGTCGTCGAGTGGACTGTTGACGGGGACGACACCGAAGCGGGCAAGACCGTGCTCGACCGCACCGTCTTCACCATCAAGAGCAAGCGCACTGGAAAGGAGCAGATTCACTTCAACCTGCCGAAGTACTTCGGTGCTGCTGGCCAGTGGCCGAGCAACCCGGCCGAGCTCAAAGCCAAGCTTTCCCCCGCTCAGATCGACAGCACGGTGCAGGCTGTCGAGGAGGGCCTGGAGGGCGTTGGCGCTACGCTCGACATCGCTGTGGACGAGGGCCGCAAGCGCTTCGACCAGAATGGCCAGCCCGTCTACAAGACGGACGAGAATGGTGACCCTATCACCGATGAGAGTGGGAACGCCATCCAGGACACCTGGAACCCCTCGAACTCGGTGAAGCGTCTGACCTTCGACCCGAAGAAGACCTCCTCGGCGAAGATCACGCTCGTGTAACGATCGCCTGATACGCTAGCAGCCCTCGACAAAACCGTCGAGGGTTGCTAGCGTTGTGGGTAGCAGCGAGTCGTCTCACAGAATCGAGGTACACATGAGCCAGTTACAACAGTTCTTCGAGCGCATCCTCCCTGATGATGAAGGGTGGGTGCCAATCATGAGCCTGGGCCCTGGCGGCGGGCTGTCTCGCTGCCAGTGGTACCATTGGCCGACCGAGGCCGAGAAGATGTGCGAGGTAGTCGAGAAGATGTCCGACAAGGACGTCTACTGGTCACCCATGCTCTTCTCCAAGCCCTCCACCTTGTCATCCGCACGCCATGCGACGAAGAGCAACGTGAAGCAGTTGGCTTGCGTCTATGCGGACCTGGACGGTCTCCACCCGGATGATCTATTCCTGGAGCCCACAGTTCTCGTGAAGTCGAGCCCCGAGCACTATCACGCCTATTGGCGCCTGTCGGACTACCGTTCCCAGGGGAACCTCGACATCGAGCAGCTCAACCGTGGTGTCTACCAGACGCATGCCGACACGGGCGTGGACCGAGGATGGCCGCTGGCGAAGAAGCTCCGTGTGCCCGGGACCATGAACACGAAGCCTAAGTACGGGCTCCCGACCCAAGTTTCCGTCGAGTTCAATGACAGGAAGTCTTACTCGGTCAGGGAGTTCACGGCGGCGTACTCTCCGGCCTCGACTCCGAAGGTTGATCTCGTCTTGGAGATGCCAGAGGTCGATCAGGATGAGGCTATGAAGATCATCAACGGCCTCAAAGATAACAAGATCATGGCCCTCTACGCCGACGAACCTCTGCCGTCGGATGACTGGTCGGCGCTCATGTACTCCCTGGAGTGCTCCCTGTTCGAGGCTGGTGTCGAGCTCGCTGACGTCTTCACCGTTGTTCAGGACGCGAGCTGCAATAAGTACAAGCGAGACGGTCGTCCGGATAGTGACCTGTGGATTCAGATTCAGCGCGACAAGGCGAGATGGGAGGACGACCAGGAGGTCCAAGCCGACCTCGCTGATGCGATTGCCATCGAGGCAATCAATGGGGAACAGATTCGAATCCCTCGGTTGCAGGATGAGCGCAACGGACTGTTCTGGGGTGACGTCCACCTGATCAACGATAAATTCGATAAAGTTCCGCAGGATACTGTGGTGGATTCGTTGGCCCAGTACATGAACGACATGTCGTCACGTACCTCGAAGCAGTTCAACTACGCGGCGGCCATGTCAATCCTCTCCGCAGTGCTCGGATCGGACATCCGGATCCGCACGTCATTCGGCAGGTTGAGTTGCAACCTCTACACGCTCCTTCTGGGGCGGACGACTCGTGACAAGAAGTCAACCACAGCCAGTTATGTGAAACACTTCCTCCGTCGTGTCGGGGCGGAGTTCAATTTGGATCTCATTGGCCCTGAGGATCACACGCCCGAGGCCCTGGCTCAGCACTGCGGGGAGCGGCCCGGGGAATCACTCCTCGTGATCCTGGACGAGGTGCAGGACTTGTTCGCTCGGGCCATGCGCTCCGGCTCGTACATGGATGGTGAGATCGGATTCCTTACGAAGGCCTACGATGGCTACATCCCCTCGATAGCCCGGAAGCAGAAGGGTCACGAGTACCGTAAGGAGACACCGTTCTCCTTGTCGATCCTATGCATGGGGATTCTGGACCAGGCTGCGGGAAACCTGAAAGTGGAAAAGATCGCTTCAGGGTTCATCCCAAGATGTCTGCCCGTTCTGCCTGAGTCCACGGAGTTCGATCCAGCGAGGACCATGGACGACTTCACCATCCTGTCGGATACGGACGACGAGACGCTCCAGCGGCAGGACAATATGTTCAACCTGAACCTTCGAGTTCTGACGCTCGCCAAGCACCACTGGCGTCAGGAGCGCGAGGCCCTGGAGCCCTTCACGGTCGAGGGTGAGGACGCGCGCGCTCTCATCGCCTTCGAGGAGAAGGCCCTGGATCGTATCCGGGACGCGGGGAACATGTGCGCAGTTCTCGCTGACCAGCACCCGTTGTACAGCGAGTACCTGGTCCCTTGTGTCGAACGTCTGGGCCTGTCGATTCTTCGTATGGCTGCCCTGATCGCTGCTGCTGAGCGACAGCACACAGTCAAGATGCGTCACGCGGTGAAGGCGGTTCAGTTAGCAGAGGTTCACCTGAAGGCCTTCGAAGCGTTCGTCGCCTGTGCTGCGGACTCCGACATCAGCAAGGATGTCGCGCAGGTCGAGGCCTTCCTGGCAGCTCAGCCTAACAAGACTGCGACGCGTGACGCGGTGCTGGGTCACCTCCTCCGCCGGATCGACAACACTCGACGGGCTGATGAGATCGTCGATGCCGGAGCTCGTATGGGACGTCTCGCCGTACCGGTTGTGAGAAACGAAGCAGGGAAGAAGGTCAGGATGGTTGCGCTCAAGCAACGAGACTGACTCGTGAGGAACCCCGGGTTGCGGCCCGGGGTTCTTCGTGTGTACTATACATATGTACCGATCAGTGAGGAGAGAACCGTGCAGATACAGGTACCAGACGTCAACGGCCTGACGGGTGAGCAGTTCGTCGCACTACAGCAGGCCAAGAAGGACGCAGGCATCGAGGGTCCGATCGAGGTCACCGATCGAGCCACGCCTGGGAACAGGTTCACTGTGGGAGCCTTCGGAGCACCGGGCACATGGAGCCTGGAGCAACTCGACAGGGCGGCGAGGACTGAGGGACGATCCTCAGGAACCTATGGGTTCGAGGACATCTTCGATGGGACCGAGCTTCACCTGGATATCGAGACCTACTCGACTGTCGATCTGAAGAAGAACACTGTCTATCGATACGTCGAGGATGAGCACTGGATGATCCTCATTTGTTCATGGTGCATCGGCCAGGGCGAGATCCACACTGCGTACGGGCATGAGGAAGTCTCCGGAATTCCCGGACTGTTCGATCCTCAGGTGAAGAAGATCGCGCACAACAGCGACTTCGAGCGCATCAACTTCAGTGCGCTGAAGGGCCTCCCTGTCGGCACGTACATCGATCCTGAAGAATACATCGACACGGCCGTGCTCGCCTCCCTGTGGGGCTACCCGCGTTCCCTGAAGGGGTTCTGCAAGGTCATCGGGGGTGAGGCCAAGGATGAGGCCGGTGGTCGGCTCATCAACATGTTCTCCGTGCCCAACCGCAAGGGTTGCAGGACGCTGCCCGAGGAGCGCCCCGCGGACTGGGAGGCCTACGTCGAGTACAACCGACAGGACGTCGTCTCCATGCGGGACAACATCTACCGGCTCGGCAAGGGATTCCCGTCGGCGGAGGAGTACGAGGCCTGGATCACCGCCACACGGATCAACGACCGAGGCATCAAGATCGACACGGCGCTGGCAGGTGCGGCCCACCGTCAGTACGAGGCCAACAAGAAGAGGGACCTAGCTAGGGTCAAGGAGATCACGGGGCTGGACAACCCGAACAGCGTGCAGCAGTTCAAGGGTTGGCTCGCCGATCAGGGCTTCGAGATGGAGTCCATCGACAAGGCGCATGTCGCCGAGCTCTTGGAGCGTGATGATCTTCCGGACGAGGTCCGTGAGGCCGTGGAGCGTAAGCAGTTGGCCGCCCTGTCGGCAGCGACCAAGTACGTCATCGCTCAGGGATCGACGAACTCGGATGGTCGGTTGCGCGGGACGATCAAGTACAGCAATGCTAACACCGGTCGTATGTGCCTGACAGGAGATCACGAAGTTCTCACTCCTTCTGGCTGGGTCCGCATTGAGAACTGGGCTGGTGGCCGAATTGCAACATGGAACCCTACAGGGGAACAGATCGCGTTCTCCGAAGCCAAAGCCGTGCACTTCCCTTATTCCGGGGAGATGATTCACATCGATTCAACTCGGATTCACCAGATCAGTACCCCGGATCACGATATGCCTATTCGTGAACGCGATGGTTCGATTGAGAAAGTTCCGGTCTTCGAGCTTGAAGGTAAGAGGTTCTTCCACTACATTCGAGGCTCTCGTCGAGTGACGACTAAAGTCCGAGACAACGATCTTCGTGTCCTGCTCATGGTGCAAGCCGACGGAACATATCCAGCTGATGGCGGGGTGCGACTGGCCTTCAGAAAGCAGCGAAAGATTGAGCGCTGTCGGCACCTACTCCGCGGCGCTGGACTTGTGTATGCAGAGCGGAAAGAATACAAAACCGGATATACCCGATTCTCCGTCCGGGCTCAAGATTGCCCGTTGTGGCTTCTCATGTTCAAGGACAAGACCTTCGGACCTTGGATTTTCGACTCGAACCCTTCTATCTTCTTCGAGGAACTCGTGTTCTGGGACGGCTCGTGGGCTTCCTCTGGCGCCAACTCTGCTCAGTACTACTCAACGAACAAGACGAACATCGATCTCGTTCAGGCCTTCGCTCACTTGTCGGGGATGTACTGCCGAGTGCACCAAAAGAAAGCAGATTCGAGGAACCCGAACTGGACGCCCTTGTGGATCGCCAACCTTTGGTTCTCTCCGGGCCCCGGGACAGAATTCCATAACGGTAACGGTCGCAACCAGTGGTCTACCTCGGAATATTCAGGCCTAGTGCATTGTGCTCGCACCACAACAGGGTTCTTCCTTGTTCGTCGAGAGGGTTCAGTGTGGGTGACTGGGAACTCAGGTACCGTGTTGAGCCCGCACAATCTTCCTCGTGACCACTTCACGGACGCTGAGGGTGAGCACGACACTGAGGCCGAGCAGGCGGCGATCGACAAGCTCCTGGCAGGCGTGCATGTGGGCTCGGAGGACCTCAAGAAACTCGTGCGCCCGCTGCTCGTAGGCCCCTTCACCGTGTCGGACTACAGCGCAATCGAGGCCCGTCTGACCGCCTGGGCCGCAGGCGAGGACAGTGTCCTGGAGTCCTTCCGCAATGGAGAGGACATCTACGTCGCCACCGCGGAGCGTATGGGCGGTGCGAAGGCTGGGTTCGATCGGCAGCGCGGGAAATCCGCTACTCTCGGTTGCATAGCTGAAGGGTCGCTGGTTCTCACGGATCGAGGCCTCGTGCCGATCGAAAACGTTGGTATTGCAGACAAAGTCTGGGATGGGGTAGAGTTTGTGCGGCACGAAGGTGTCATCTACAAAGGACAGAAAGAAGTGATGCACTATGGTGGACTCACCGCGACCCCGGACCACAAAGTATGGGCCTCGCTCGAGGGGGAACCTCGGGCGGTACGACTCGACTACGCCGCCTCCTGCGGAGCACATCTCGTACGCACCGGATCGGGAGGGGCTCCAGTACGGCTGGGTGAAGATCATCAACCCGGAGGTGCGCTACACCCGGAAGGGTTGGCACACACCGATGATGCTGACCGAGTGCACCGGGTGCGGACGACAGCAGTGGTCGAACCTGGAAAGCTTGCGCTTGGGTCGCTCGAAAGGCTGCCAGTCATGCAGCAGTCAGCGCACACTACCGAGGTATCTGGATCAGATTCTCACAGCAGCCAAACAACGATGCGCCAACCCACACGACCCGAACTGGTGTCGGTACGGGGCTCGGGGGATCACCTTCGACTTTCCGTCAGTGACCGAGGCAGGGCTCTGGATTCTGGAGAACCTGGGCGAACGCCCACCGAAGCACGAATTGGATCGCGTGGACAACAACAAGGGCTATGCCCCTGGGAACCTCCGTTGGGCAACACGTGCACAGAATCAAGCCAATCGACGGAACACGATTCTAGCCGAGTTCCATCAAGAGGAGTGGCCTTACGAGGAACGAACAGTCCGACGGAAACTTCGCGAAGGATATACCCGGCAACAGATCATCGAGCAAGCGCGTCTCGCGGTGAAGGAGAAGCGCAAGAACTGGCGCGGAATAGAACAACGGTTGCAGTCTATGACATCGTAAATGCTGGACCTCGCCACCGCTTCACCGTGTCGAATGTACTTGTGCACAACTGCGGTTTCGGCGGGGGAGCCGGAGCGCTACTCAACCTTGGTGGGGCTAAGATTTACCCCAAAGGCACACCCGATGATGTGATCTGGGAGGGGCTCACCTCACTGGTCGAGACCTGGCGAGTGGCACACCCGCACATCGTGTCTTGGTGGAAGCAGGTCCATACAGCCTTCGACAAGGGCGGTCCGGCCTCACGACGAATCCCTGTGGATGTCGAGATCGTGGGCAACGACCGCTACGTCTGGCTCCCCTCGGGACGGGCGCTCGTCTACCATAACTGCCGCCGTGAGTACGTTCAGCCCAAGGACCGTAATGGCAAACCATTACCTTACCGCCGTCGGGCATGGGTCTGTGATGCTGTGGTTGGCAACGGGACGCAGCGACGTATTGTGGGTGGCCCCACGCAGGTGGAGAACATCATCCAGGCCATCGGCAGGGACCTGCTCACGCACGCTCTCGTCAACGTCGAGCGAGCCGGATTCCGCACGGTCACGCACGTTCATGATGAGATCGTTACAGAGACTACTGGCGGTTTGACCGTAGAGAGACTATCCTCGCTTATGTGCGACCTACCGGACTGGGCAGAGGGACTGCCGGTCGAAGCGGCCGGTTACACGACACAGAGATACCGGAAGGACTGACCATGAACTACCCCGCTCACCCCGATGACACCCTTGTCGAACGATTCGTTCGTCCGCGCCCGCGAACCTGCTGGGCCATCAAGATCGAGGAGCACTCCATCGAAGCGGCCCGCACCGTCGCCCGTCGCTACGGTGTCAGCCTCCGCGACCCCGAGTTCTTCTACGGACAGTGGATGGTGATCTGGCCTGACAAGAACGTCGAGTTCTACTCCGACAAGGACCTGGATGCTACCTTCGAGACGGAGCACCTCTGATGCATCTTCCATTCGCAGTGGACCGCTTCATCGCCGTCCTGGAGGACAACTACAACCACGCCACCACTCAGGCAGAGAAGGACCAGGTCGTCGCGGATGCCTGCCGGCTGTGGGCCATCTGGCAGCCAGTACCTCCCGCATCTGCCGCGATCTCTCAGTGGATCAACGAACACAAGAAGGAGAACCGATGAAGTTCAAGACACAACCACAGGCTCTCGGCTCGCTCAAGATCGGCGAGAAGGTGCTCATGCCCGTTGAGCTCGCCGCCACGCTCATCAGCATCGAGCCGCCCAACGACAAGGGGCTGTGCAAAGTGACCTGGGAGTTCCCTGAGGTCAACGTCCGATTCCACACGTACAGCACCCGGTACACATCAGTGAACAAAGTGACCGGAAAGGAGGAGACCGATGAGTGAGCGCATCCTGGCTGTCGATGCTGGAGTCTCCACTGGCTGGGTCCTGGGTCAGCAGCCCAGTGACCCGTACGACGAGGGCTCTGAGATTCTCGACTTCGGCCAGTTCCGCAGCGAGCGCTGGGAGGAGACGGTTACCGAGCTTCTTACCAAGCTCACCAGTGAGCCGACTACTCTCGTCATCGAGCAGTTCGACCTGCGACCCAACAACAAGTTCCGCGCGGACCTCACCACCGTCAAGGTCAACAGTGCCTTGTCGTACTGCGCGACAGCATGGAACCCGAGCGTTCGGATCATCTGGCAGACCCCGGGTCAGGCCAAGGGCGTCATCACCGACAAGGCGCTCAAAGCCCTGGGCTTCTGGCCCACCGGAAAGAACGTCGGTTGCCCGGATGCTGATGACGTGCGAGACGCTGCACGCCACTTCTACTACTACTCGATCAAGACCTGCCACGACGCCAATCTGGCCGCACGAATGGGAGGACGTCATGTCAACGCCGATTGATTGGTTCCGCGAGATTTGTGATGATCAGTTCGGCTATGCTGCCGGACAGGAGCACGAGGAGCTCGACAACAAGCCGTTCATGTACCGATACGACTTCAACGTGCTCGACACCCCGTGCGTGCTGGCACTGCACTACAAGAACGACATGCTCGTCGGCTGTGTGCAGCATAACGGATACACGTTCGCGCGCAAGACTCGCTGCGTTACTAAGGACGACATCGAGCGGATGATCTCCCAGATCGTCTCAATCCAACACGCCGTGACTGAGAACCTCATCGAGTCCGAGGAAGGCGCGATGGGCCCGGAACACGACATCGTCGGAACCTGGGACGCTCGACAGGGCGGCTTGCAGATCGACAACTACCTGTACGTCAACGAGTACGGGTTCGTGTGCGCTGGACCAGGTTACGCCCGGATGCCGCTGGAGCATATGGCTCCTGTCGAGGACGAGAAGAAGTTGGACGTTGTGAACGCCCCGAAGCACTACTCGTGGCTGGGTAACGCGTTGGCCGAGCAGGTCGAGAACGTCGGCGATGTCGAGGTCTTCAACGTGCTCATGGCCGCCTTCGACAAGGATCCGCTTCTGTGGCAGGTTGGCAAGTACCTGCTTCGAGCCGGGCGCAAGGACGACAGGAAGCAGGACTTGAAGAAGGCGAGGTGGTACTTGGACAAGGCCATCGAGTGCTGATACACTGAGCCCGTCCAACATTCGAAGCGTGTTGACATCTTCCTGGTTTGCATGAGAAGACCCCCCCGCGCCGCCCGGGGGGGTCTTTTTTTTCCCCCCCCGGCCCCGGCCCCAGCGCCC